CCGGGCCAGCCAGGAGATAGTGTTGTGAACGTCCTTTAAGTTTGCCAGTGCGTGTGCTACGCTGTCCGCCATGTCCTGAAGGTCGCCAAAGAGTTCTACCGCTTCCTTCGGGTCTTCGGCAGGATCGTAGTTCCATAACCGAAGGAACTCTTTCCACTCGGCCATCAAGGTTGCGTGAATCAACCCGAATGCCTTTTCCAATACCGTCGTTTCGCCTTCCATTTTCTTTCCTTTCTGCCAGCTAGTCGCCCGCTGGCGGGGTCTGTCTCTGCTGTTCGTCCGATCTCAGTATTGCGGCGACAATCTTCCCAGGCAAAAGAAAACGCACAAGCCTAGGATGTTTCAGAACCAAGGCTTGTGCCGTCTTCGAGTCCATACCGGGTATGTACCCGCGCAAGATCTGACTCAGGATTGCCGGGCTGAGTCCCTCTTGCTTCGCAAACTCGCGTTGCGTTTGCTCACCTATTATCGCCCGAACTTCCGCCGCCAAAGACCCCTTCACATTGCCTCCTTCTGCGGGGCCGGCTGTTTATCGGGCGAGCGATGACATTAGGTATTTCTCGATAAATCTCATCGCCCGATTATCGGCCCTGCTCTATCGCCTCACCAGTAAATATAGCACACTTCCGATAGTTTGTCAAGGGGCAATTTCATATATACTTAGAGAAATCGCACAATTCGTTTCCCGATAAGGAGGTGCCTCATGGCCGCCACAGGCAGGAGGTTCGTTCGTGGTGATCGCATCCGCACCTTGGGCGAAGGCCGAGGCTGGACACAATGGGATCTGGCTCGCAAGTCAGGCATCAGCCAAAGTCATATCTCCGAGATTGAAGCCGGCAAGCCAACCAGCATCGGCTCAGGCTCGCTCTACGCCCTCTCCCGCGCTCTCCGCACCAACATGCCATATCTCACCGGCACAGGCGGAGACCCCCGACCGCGCGACAAGGCGAAGCTGGGAGACCTGGAGTTTGCCGAGACCGAGTTGCTGAGCAACTACCGGGCACTCAAAACGGGGCACTCTCGGGCCATCGCCCGACAGGTCCTGGAAGGCCTGGTCAAGGCCGAGAGGGAGAGTTCGGCGAAGGCCGAGACCTGAAGATGAGCAGGACCGTCTGAATCCCTTGCCTGAAGAGCATCTTTGCCATGCGCCATAGCTGTCGCCGCGTTGCGTTTCCCATGTATTCCCCTGCTAGAAGCTTTGGCTGGTCCATTCTATCATACTATCAGTTGCATCTACAACAGAGCCTGTCGGGAAAGCCTGACAATGCGTGCAGGGAAAGTTGGATTGGACACCTGGCCCCAGGCGGGGGAGAGTCGCCGAGAGGCCAGGTGCCAGGGAGGCACTGCACCCATAGGTCGTGGCCTATGGGGCAGAGGGTGTTGGCGGTTCCGTAGGCTGCTTCTTCTTGTTTGCGATCTCGCCCAAAGCGTCTCGCAGGAAAGGCGGTACGAGAACATCAACTGCCGCGCAATTCTCCAGGATAGAAAGGGTTTCCGTTGCGCAGTAGAAGGCGCAGGTGGCCTTGCGAAGCAAGTCCGTTCCCGCCATCCGGTCACCCAGGGCTGCTACGGCCACAATCATCAAAACCAAGACCTTTTTGGCCATGCCACGAAAGCTCTCGTTGCTGGATAGCTTCTTCTGGATGTAGGCGCGCATCCACCCTGAGAGAATGTCCAGTAGGATGAACACCAATAGGATTTTCATGGCCTCGTCCCAGCCCCCGATCAGTGTGTTGAGAGCAGCAAAGATGGCCGCCAGGGTTACTGTTGCGATCCTTCTGAGATTCTGTCCGCTCATATTGCCTCCTACCACTTGATGTGAGTCGTCTTAGACCAATCGGTATCCTCTGGGTTGGGCGCGAGCACGCACGTTACGACGCCACCCATGAAAGCCTGTATCCTCAGCCCCCGGCGGTCAAAGGTGCTGCCGAGGGGGGCTCCCAAACCATGCGCGCGCGCGTAGGAAGGGAAGGCGTGGCCTGGGGTGTAGGGGATCCCAAGAGAGTTAGATGCCAAGTTCCGTATCTCGTCGTCGCTTGGCGGCCCTGGGGCATATGGCGGCGGCTCCGGTGGGAGGGTCAAGGCATCAACCCGGGTGTAGTCTGCCAAGACGTTGCCCACATAGTGGCCCACGATGTCGAATCCCCTCTCTCGCCAGTCGGCCTTTGCCCCCGTCTGGAATATCGAGGCGTAGAGTACATCGGCATCGGACGTTATGCGGGAATCGAACCCCGTCAGCCAAGCGAAGTAGGCATTCGGGTCGGGGGATCTCTTGAAGCCTACATCCCCCAGGTCTCCATTCCACACGCCGCGGGCCCATCCCACCTCGGTTAGCAGAATGGGCGGCAAACGCATGTTGTTCTCCAGTATCGTCTGCCGAACCTTCTGGTAGCGGAAAACCCGCCAGGGATGCCAGAGGAATGGCACGCCATCCTCTGCGACGCCCTCTGGCCAACCGTACATATGGAGGCCCAGGAAGTCCATCCGCCCAAGCGCGTCTCGGTACTCTGGCCACAATGCGAGATCAGGGTGGCCTACAGACCAGTTACCGCCGATGTACTGCCTTCCATGCGCCTGCCAGATCATCGCGGCCTCGGCGTCGAACTCGTTGAGCCATCGCATGTCCTCAACACTCCAGGCGACAAACTCATTGATGCCCTCTACCACAAGCGTCAAGTCGGCCCAGGCATCATATGCTGAGGCCGCATGGTCGAAGAACGCCCGTGCACCCATCTTGCCCGCTCTCACCCACTCATCGCGCTTGTCGTCAGTCCACTGGCGTCTCCAGATGAACGGTCTCGGCACGCCGCATCGATCGTACTCCGGCAGCACCTTCTCTCTCAGCCAGGCGGGGGTCGTGTTGCCCATACACTTGATGGCCGGATAGAGTGCCCTACGCAGGTGCTCCGCCGCTGTGTCGCTAGTCTCCTGTACGTGGGCCGCTAACTTGGTCATTGTTCCTCCTCCAATCAGGCGTTCCGTGCGGCACAGCCTCCTCCTACGTTTCCAGGGTCATCTTGTAGCCGAACGCACCCAAGTGGGTGTCATCATTCAACACGACACCAGAGAAATCAGCTGCGAGCCGATCCCCAGTCTTCATCGAGGCGAAGCAAGGTCCGCCACAGACCTGCGCTGCGGCTGGGTTTGGAAGCCAGTCGATAAAATACCGGGTTCCTCCGATGTCGACGCCTAGGCGAATGTATGCGCAGGCCGAAGTAACATCAAAAGCAATGAAGTTCTGTACGATCCAGACCTCGCCAGCCGGCACCACGGCCCCGCTGAGCGTACTGCCACCGGCAGGGGTGTTGAGGTCCATCTGTCTCTCCTGATAGACGCCCTTGAACGAGAACAGCTGATCCTCGCCCCGCACGATGAGCCGGTCAGTGGCCACGGACTGAAGGGCGGTCACCAGGTTGTCGATGAGCTGTAGGGCTGTGTTCTGTGTCACTTGGTGCGCGGCGGTCGCTGCGCCAGCGGGCAGTGCGCTTGAGATCACGTCGGTGCGCAGTTGATCTCCTGCAACCGTGGCCAGTGCTGCACGCAGGTCGTCGATCAATTGCAAGGCCGTAATCATCGTCACTTGGTGTGCGGCTGTGGAGGCACCGGCGGGTAGCACGCTCGACGTAACGGCTGCGGCGAGTTTGATGCGTCCCTCGTTGTCCATAACTTGGGGCTTGCCCCTGCCAAAGATGCTCATTCAGTGACTCCTTCGCGCTTCCTGCGCCAATATGCCTTTTGAGCTACGCTTAGCTTGCGCCGGTGTTCCTCGCTGAGATGCTTGCCATAGTGGGTGCTCCGCTCGCCTCTCTGGGCCTCACTGATCTTTCTGCGATGCTCTGGGCTGAAGTGTTTGCCGTAATTGTGATTCCGGTCGCCGCTGATTTTCGCGCGGTGTTCAGGGCTAAGCGGCTTGCCCTTATGCGCCTCACTCATCTTCCGCTTAGTCTCCTCGCTAAGACGCTTTCCATACCAGAAGCCCCGCTCACCACGCAATGCCTCGCTCTTTTCCTACGGCTCTCTGCACTCTGGCGCTTGCCTTGCGCGGCTAGGCTGAGCTTCCTGCGCGTCTCTGCTGAGCATGGACGCCCGAGACAATTTCCAGCCGTCGGGCAGATGTTATATTCAGGCTTCAGCCTATCCAGATAACTTTGTTCCCGCTTGGCGAGCTGGGAAGAGTCGTGAACACCCTCTAGGATGCAGAAGTCAAATGCGCCCTCACCATACTTATCAAAGGCATATTGCAGATGTTGGTTCTCGTGCTGACCGCGCCGTAGGAGGCGTAGGTGGTCTGCCCATCGCCTTTCGATATTCACGGTGCTGCCGATGTAGCACTTGCCGTTGATGCGATTGTCAATCTGGTAGATGCCGCCTGCCATGCTAAATGACACTCTCCTCTATCCCAGACAGCGTAAACGTCACCTCGTCCACGTTCGTAGCCTCGCCACGCAAGGACCCCCCCCCGTCCAGTTTCAGCATCTCTTCACTCAGGCTATCCCCTGGGTCCAGCGCCACCTCGCGGAACAACCTCGACGCTCCCCCGCTTGGCTGCGTGTAGAGCTTGACCGTGTTCACGTTGGCGGCATGGGTGTTCTCGAACACCAGCGTCTCGATGGTTGCCTTGCACATCACCGGGCAGGCGTAGATTTCGGCCTCCGCCCCGGCCAATAGCCCATTGACCACGATGTTCTCAACTAATGCCGTGCCCTCGCGTATCTTCATGTCTAGGAGTCCGCCGTGTATGAAAGTCGCCAACCACAAAAGTGGCAAACACCCGCAAAATCGTCGTCTGCATGATCGCCCTGGCGTTCGATAAGCAGTCTGATGAAATTGCCGGCAGCGACATGCCCGCCAGAAATCCCCAGATTGCTCGCACATTTGATTTGATTGACCACGAGTGCTTGCGTGGCGGGACCCAGAAAGTTCACTGTAAAGTTGTTGTCGCAGTCATTAGCCCCAAACGTCCCGTGGATTCTAATATCGCCGCTTGCTCCCCGCGGGAAGAAGATCGGGCGCATATCGAGGGTTCCCCCCGGGACAAAATCATTCGGGATGATTCCATATCCGTCAACCTGATGAGTTCCCATGTTAGGTAGGATGATCCCATACTCATCGCAAGCTAGTTGATCACCACCACCGTCGGGACATGAGCCACTTGCTTGGATGAAGAACACTCGGGTTCTGTTCGCGTGAGCAGCACCCGCCGTCAGTGCTGCGTGCGTATTGAGGTTGGTCTGCACCGCGTCAACGGTATCCTTGCGTGCTATGTCGTCGGCAGCAGCAGGGGCTGCCACCGCCGCGCGACCAACCCCATCACGGACGATCAACCTGCTGGCCGTTGGATTGGCCGTCGCGCTGTGGGGTGAAGTAAGTGCGGCGTGCGTCGCTATGTCTGCTGTAACCGTGCTCTTCAGCGCGATGTCACCAGCCACGGCAGGAGCCACAACCTTGGCACGCCCAGCGGCATCTCGGTGAACGAGCTTGTCGGCAGTTGCCGCGACCGTGCTGCCATGTGTGCCAGCGGCCGTCAGGGCTGCGTGGGTCGCTATGTCTGCTGTAACCGTGCTCTTCAGCGCGATGTCACCAGCCACGGCAGGAGCCACAACCTTCGCACGCCCAGCGGCATCTCGGTGAACGAGCTTGTTCGCCGTCGCCGCAGTTGTGCTCCCATGAGTCCCAGCAGCAGTCAGTGCCGCGTGCGTATTGAGGTTGGTCTGCACCGCGTCAACGGTATCCTTCCGGGCAATATCGTCGGCAGCAGCAGGGGCTGCCACCGCCGCGCGACCAACCCCATCACGGACGATCAACCTGCTGGCCGTTGGATTGGCCGTCGCGCTGTGGGGTGAAGTAAGTGCGGCGTGCGTCGCTATGTCTGCCGTGACAGTGCTCTTGAGCGCGATGTCTGTGGCCGCACCAGGGGCTGCCACCTTCGCGCGCCCGGCAGCATCTCGGACGATCAGCCTGAGAGCTGTAGCGGCACTGACTGCGCTGTGGGGGGATGTGAGCGCCTGGTGCGTCGCTATGTCTGCCGTGACAGTGCTCTTGAGCGCGATGTCTGTGGCCGCACCAGGGGCTGCCACCTTCGCGCGCCCGGCAGCATCTCGGTGAACGAGCTTGTCGGCAGTTGCCGCAGTTGTGCTCCCGTGAGTCCCAGCAGCAGTCAATGCCGCGTGGGCGTCGAGCTCGGCCTGCGTAGCCACGTCAGCAGCCACCTTTGCCGCATTCACGAAGCCATTGGCCAGCTTTGCGCGACCAGCGACGTTGGCGGTGAACACGCCGTCTGGCAACTTCGCCAATGTTACTTCCCCGTCCAAGATGTTGTTGTCCTCTACGGCATCATCGGCCAAGCCCGCGTGGCCTATCCCCGCGCCAGCGCCGAAAGTCGGCGATACGCCAAAGTAGGCCGCGCCTCCCGCCACCTGAAAGACCACACCGCCAGCGGCGTTGAGAGCGTTCAAGGCATACTGGTTGACGGCATCGAGGTTCTGTACTGTGAGTGCGTAGCTCCCCGCGTCGTTGAGCTTGGTCAGATTTATCGCCTGACCGAATCCCGCATCACCCTCCAGAGCCTTGATGATCTGCTGTGCCAAAGCCTGGGTGAACGTATCTCCGGTACTTGGTCTTACGAAAGCCATAGCGCCTCCTATATGATTACGTCTGTACCGCCGACCAATGATCCAATGATGAACCCGCCGCCAATCCCTGGTCGCGCCTCAGCCTCAAACAGTACCATTTTGACCATTGCAACCTTCTCGGGAATCTGGCTGTCTCTTTGTACGGTCTCCACTTCCCCGATGGGCGGCAAGATCAATACCCACCGCTCGATACCGATCGTGTCTCTCAAGAGGACCGCCTCATCGAGCTGGGCGAGGCCCTCAAGCTCCAGGAGTATCTCGGCGCCCGTTCTCCGCTCACGCGTGTTGTTGTTGCGCATCATGCCGTCAGCGCACCTGACTGCCACGGTGAAGACCTTGATGCTTGGTGGGCGCTCGACACATCTCACCACAACGCTATAGATTCTGGGTGTCTCCGTCGCGTCAGGCAGGGTCAGGTCCAAGCGTATCTCCATCTCTAGGCCAGACACCCCTGCCGCCGGCAAGATCACGATGTCCCGTGGCGAGCGGTTGGCCCTCCCCGCCAAGAGCCAGGGCCCCTCGTCGATGCGGTAGTAGACGTCTGCATACCGAGTGGCAGTGAGTTTACTCCCCCCTATCTGGATGCTCTTGTAGATTTTCGTCGTAGTGGGGGATAGGCTGCAATGCGCTGGGTAGTAGATGCTACCACTCGTCGCATACCTGTAGGCTGTGTCGGAGATGGGGTTCTCACCCTTCCTCGGCAGGATGATGTAGGCCATATCGTTGGCACCGTATGCGAAAAAGAGGCGGGGGTTGCCCCACAAGCCCGATATGTGCATCGCCTCGACTTTCATGCTTGCTAGGTGAGCGAGGGGGTGCCATATCATCGGGCCGAACGCCTGCTCATCACCCATTGACTGGCGGCCCGCGAGAATGTACGTGTCTGCTCCCGCTGTGTAGAGTGCCACGTAGAGCCAGCGGTCATCTCCAACGAGTGCCGTTATCTTGCCCTTGATTGGGTTGTCCTCTACCGCAAAGGCACCTGGCGTCGCAGGCGTCACCAAGAAGCCTTGCGCTCCCATTGATCGGTAGTTGAACAAGCCGCGCTCGTGTGGAACCCACATACTTCCGTGCCAAGCCCCCATCTGAACACAGTTCGCGGCCGCTACCGCGCGACCCAATTCTGGCGTAGCCATCTGGCCCAGGCCGCTGGAGTCCAGCGCAAACAGCCCGTTGGTCTTGCCGACGTAGAGCAGGTCAGCAAGCTCGGCGAGCTCCGTTATGCTCTTCCCCGGGTCGCCTATCCCGTAGCGGGCCCCCCAGTTGGTTGCCGTCTTGGGCGCGGTTGCTACAGGCTGCACTTCGTGAGCTGTTGTGGAGGCCCACAGCCTATCCTTGAAGACGCTGATCTGCCCCATGTAAAGTGCTGCTGCCTGCGTCCAGCCCAGCGCTGGGTTGGCGTTCGCTGCCCTTTCCCAGAACGGCTCGGCGTAGCCCATGCCAACATAGCCGTAAGCGGCTGCCGGGGCACCCCAGCCAAACACGCCACAGTCTGTAGCCACCTTGCCAGCGCCAAAGTCCTGTGCAACGCCAACAGTTCCGTCTGTCTCTATGGAGACACAGTGCCGGCCCCCAATGGCGAACAACATCCCGTCCTGCTCGAAGAAGCCCACGCAGTTTGCGCCCATGTAGGTCTGAAATGGATTCACCGCAGGCCCAGCTATGACTTGATGGGGGAATCGCCCATCTACGCTCACCGAGTAGTGGTAGCGATCGTCGGCTACCACGCGCGCATCGCCGTAGCCCTTGTGGGTCGAGCGGAAGACCATCGGCAACTCGATGATGGCCGCCTGGTTGCCATATTGGGCCTCGGCGGGTGTCCGCTGGGCGATAGAGGCTGCCACGGCCTCGACGCTCCATCTCCTTGCGCCGCGCCCCAAGGAGCCTTGACGCGCCAGGAGATAGCCCCTGGTCGTGGGCCCCTGGGTTATGGTTATGTCATACGCGCTCGGAACTCTTGGCATATCAGACCGCCCAAGCTGAGTCGGACGTGTGTATTCTTATCTTTGGCCTCGGCTGGTAGCGCCTCGTCAAGGTCGCAAACCTCGCCGCTGCCTCAGCCTGTGCCTGCTTGAATCGCGTGCTGTCCTGGCCGGGGTCTTTTCTCGCCAGCAAGCGGTAGACCTCTACCTCCGCTGCCGCAACGGCCCAGAAAACGGGGCAGGAGGTCGTTTCGTCACCGTTCAGCGTGGCATAGCGTCGCAGAATCTCCACCACGTACACGCCATCTGTGCCGTAGGGCCGAACGTGCAGGGAGAAGACCCCGGCGTTCTCCGTCACCCTCCACCGCCTTAGTGGCCGGTATTGGATTGCGCCTGTTGCGAGGATGGTAACTGTTGCGGCGGCGGCTTCCACTAGGGTCGCTTCTCTGGTCCGAATTGTTCCCGCAACCCCACCAGTGCTCACAGTGTATGTGCCGTCGTTCTCTGCCGAGCCCCTGACCACAATGACATCGCCAGTCGCGAATCTCTCAAAGTTGTTGTTGGCGTCGGTGATCGTTCCTGGGTCGGTGGCTGCGAACGCGATGCTGGTGTCAGACACATGCACGGCCCCAGGGCACCAGTAGACGTTGCGCACTGCGGCTGCTTGCTCTATCCAGTTGTAAGCCCCTATGCTAGGAGGTGACAGGATGTACTCGCGTTGGTCGGCCACAGCATCTACGATCCAACGGTCAACATACATGCACTTGCCCATCCCGACAGCGATACATTGCTCCAGGTCATCCGGCGATAGGAGCGTGTGCAGCTCATACTCGTCCCCGGGGGCTGGGGCAGGAGCCCAGGCGCGCGAGATGGTTATCTGCCCCGTCGCTGGGTCATACGCACTTATGCGCCGAACCACGCCCTCAGCCGGGCTTCCTGATTCGGTCACCATGACCCATGCTCCCACGTACTGCTCGTCAGACTCGGCAGAATCCACGAGGTCTGCATCTATGAACGTCGTTGCCGCCGGAGCGGTGATGGTGCCCTCGTAAAACTCAGCAAGGTCGTTGCCAACAGCCTCTCGCAACATACTCAGAGTTAGGTTCATCGCCTGCTCCTCATCGCTTGCACACCGCAATCAGCGGGGTAATCTGTGTCTCGCGCTCCTGTGGCCGAGTGAGAGTAAAGTCGCGAAGCTCAATGGCCCGAAAATAGCCAGAGAGGATGTCGTAGAACTCCCCGGCTGTCCACTCGCGGACGTGATGCTTGTTCCCTGGCCTATCGTTTGGGATGTGGGGGTTGTTCCTGTTGGGCGACGAGATGTAGAGGGTGCCCCCAGGCTTCAGAATGCGCCACATCTGGATAAGGGCTGCCTGGTAAGCCGCAACGTGCTCGATTATCTCAATGGCAGTAACGACATCAAAGCTCCTCTCTTGCAAAGAACACGTCGTTATGTCCTGGTTGACGAAGCGGATATTGTTCAGCGGGAAGCACTTTTGTGAAAACTCGGTAGACGATGCCAGCTTCTCAAGCCCCACAACGGAGCGGGCTTTCTGGGCCAGAATCACGGTGCCTAGCCCCGACCCAGACCCAACATCGCATACCGATTTGCCCTCAACCCTGGATGCAATGGCTTCGTAGATGTCCCGCTGGGGGCGGGCCAAAAGGAACCTGCCCTTTCGCCAGCGACGGAAGAGGGACTCCACCATGTCGTTCTCTAGCTCAGGATTCTCCCTATAGGACACCTATCTACCTCCTCACCAGATCGGCACACCAGACACAGAATTGCTTGCCCACCCGCTCTTCTGGGCCAGGCTCTGGAAACAGAAACGCCTCGTCCTCTACCGAGAACTCTGGCATCCACTCCAACACTTGGGACTTAGCGAAAATCCGATGAGCATTGAAGCACAGGACAGGGCTGTGGCTCACCGGCACACTCATCAGAAAGTGGCCTCCAGGCTGCACAACACGTACTACCTCCCGAACGGCTTTGATGCTCCCCAGGGGGTCTAGCGGATCGCCGTATCGACCCAGGCCAATGTGCTCTATCACACAGAGACTGCTTAGTAGCTCTATCGAATTATCTCCGAGAGGGATCGCAGTGATTGATCCCTCAAGGCAAGTCAGTCCTGGCAGCGATACGGGAAGCGGTCTCACGTCGATGCTGACGGTTGGGAACAGGCATGACACGGCGCCCACGAGAAGGGCAGTAGACCCTATATCGACGACGCGCCTTGGCTGGTGCGCAACGATTCGCCGAAAGGCCCAGGTATCCTGATAGAAGTAGAACTTGTCCAGGGGTGTCTTGGCTGTCTTCTCATCAAGGCAGGGATGCAGCACCACTCTGGCTTCGCTGCCAGGCAGCCGCCTGTACTCCGCCAAGCCCTCAAGGTATCTCGCCCAACTGGGCTGGCTCTGCCGTACTGCCCGATACGAGAAGACCAGGACGCCTCGGCATACCTTCTGCAAAGCGCCCTTGCCCGTGTAGTCTACGCAGGCAAAGTTGGGATTGATCTTGTCTATAGCGGTGACCACTTCGGCCCTGGTAGGCCAATTATGGCCAGGCACCTCGTCCCTCTTCCCCAGATCATCGCTGTCGTCGATTGCAATGACCAGGGACGAAGTGGGACAGGATTGCCGAATGGCCTCCAGCTCATCCAGCAAGGGAGCCAGGGACTCCGCGCCCCCTGTGTGCCCGCCGCTGAAGTGCCCATCGAGCCAGAAGAAGATGCGATCGTCTGGAGAGCACAGCGGGAAGATTTGGCTCCGAAATACCTCGTGACTCTTGCCCAGAAAGACCTGACGATTCGCTTGCGTCGGATACTGAGAAGCGACTTTCTCGTAGAGTCTTGGCACAATCTCAACTGTGTAACAACGCTCGAATATGCCTGACTCAAGTGCTCTTCGGAAGGACTGCCCCCGGAATGTTCCTGACTCCACAAAGACATTGCATTGAGCATCCCTGGCAATCTGTAGGATTTGGGGCGCAATTGCAGGCATACTCACCTCACCGCCGCGTTGGGAACCCTGATCGTCTCTTTCCACTCTTTGTTGCGTTGCATCTCAAGTCCACCAAACTGCATGTTGATAAAGCCCAATCTTTGGGAGAGCCATGCCTTGGGCCAATTGGCCTTGTTCTTGTAAAAGAGCTCGACTCCACCAAGCCCCTGTTCCCTCGCTCCAGACAGTAGCGCTTCCAGGAAGTCTGCTCGGTATACTGTCAGCCAGAGGACGACCGGCCAACAGCGACTGGCAAAGACCCCGCTCTCATAGCGTGCCCACCACAGCGTATAGTTCTCCTCTCGGGACGCTCTAAGGCGAACACCAGGGAAGGAAACTTCCTCTTCTTCTATGGTTATCTGCGTCCTGTTCCCCAACTCCGCCGTGCAGTTCCTGTTGATGACGGGATAGCCGACTAGCCGAATCTGTGTCAGCTTCTCGTCTTTCTCAAATGCGTCGATGCTGTGCTTCAGCAGTGCCTCCAGCTCGGGCACGTACACATCGTCGTCCAGATGGATGAACACGAGGTCTGCGCCCTGCCTGCGGGTCTCCCGAACCGCACACAGAGTTGCCTCGGCACTTCCCTTCTTCCCTGAGCGCAGAATGTGAATGGCCCCAGGTCGGTCATATGTCTCGCGACTCGCCTTGAGCCAGCGCGGGTGTACTATGTCGCTCACAATGACATGGCGGTAGGCATCCTTGGTGGCTTCCCTGAGCGAAGCCAAAGACCTCCGCGCCAGCTCCTTGCGCTTGGTGCGGTCTATGAGACTTGGCGTTACAATGGAAAGCTGCATGGTCTTTCTCCCCCCTTACCTAACAGCCGTGCATAGCAGATCGCCCGTGGCGATCCTGCCATCGCGTGATGGGTGTTCCTCACAAGACAGAACAGTGAAGCCTGCTCTTTCTACTAGGAGGCGCAATCTCCTCACGTCAAAGAGGTTTCGGTGCAGGTCGCCAGGCCCTCTCGCTGCTCCCACGATGCTATTCACCGCAGGCAGCCGGAACTCCTCACTCCCTTCCAGCCACCGTCGCATATGAGTGGCTATGTTGGGGCAGCGAACCACTAGCAACCCGCCCGCCTTCAAGACCCTGTACCACTCTCTGAGTAGTGAGTCGCAGTCCGGCGCCGGTATGTGCTCAATCAGATGCGACGAGTAGAGTTCGTCTACGCTCTCATCGGGGTAATCCAGATGCCTTGCATCCATCCGCCGATCCGCCTCGGGGTGATACCTGTCGATGTTCACGTAGCCCTTCAGGTGTCGCCCACCACAACCCAGGTTCAGTTTCATAGCGCCCCCTTTTGGGCGCGCACAACCAAATTGAGGTGGAACTTGGGATGCTCGTGTCTTCGGAATCTCTCGAAGCCACACTGGGCCATCATTCTCGTCAGTCGGTCATAGGTGAAGCCGGTCAAGTGATGCTGCTCGCAACTTGACCTGGCGGGACTCTTGTTGCCCCCATAGATGCAAGCCAGAGCCCCTTCCTCATGCAGAGTCTTGTCGATGAGCCACTCTTGGAACACTCGTTCTAGGTCTGGCACTTCGATCTGAATTGTCCCCCCAGGCTTGAGGACCCGGTGCCATTCTCGGAGGGCTTTCATCGTATCCCACGGAGGCAGGTGCTCCAGAAGTGCGTGATTGAAGATATGCTCCACGCTCTCGGTCTCAAACATGGGGAGTTCGCTCACGTCTGCTGTCAGATCACAGACACCGGCCCTGTCCTCCACGTCGATGTTCACGTAGCCCTCAAGGCGCACCGAGCCACATCCCAAGTGCAGCTTCAGAGGAGTCTCTTTCTTGGTCTCAGGCCGTGGCTTCCGTGGGGCTATGTGCTCTAGCATTGCGGCAATGCGCACATCCCAGGTGTGATTCGCCAAGACCTCCTTGCGCCCTGCGGCGGCGATTCTGCCTCGCTCATCCTCATGGGAGAGGTAGTATTGCACTAGCTCTAGGGCCTCAGCCTCCGACTTGAACCAGACCAGGTGCTTGCCGTTCTCGAACACAGTCTCCAGTCCAGGAACGTAGTGGGTCAGGTGAAACGCCCCACTAGCCATTGAGCAGAAGGCGCGACGCCAGGAGGCATACATCTTGATGGTGTTGATACCATTGATGCCCAGCGTGACTTTGGACCGCGAGTAGGCTTCCGCCAGCACGTCGCCATTGACAAACGGGTGCAGGTGGACGTTCAGGTAGAGCGGTTTCAGATAGTCCCAGCCATTGCCAAAGATGTGAACGTCCAGCCCCGCGCCTAGCATAGCCCGCAGCAGCTCTCGTCGCTTCGGATACCCAGGGTTGCGCACCTGCAAGTTGCTTCCCATGAATGCAACGTCGTAGGTCTTCTCCACATCTCTGGGATAGAACACGTCAGGATCAGCGCCAACGAACCAGAAGCCCGATGGGTTCCTTACCCCGGCCTCCCGGTACATGCCCCTCACTCTTTCGTCTTTGGAGTTGAACAGGGTGAGATCAGCGTACTTGCCTATGTCCACAACCCAGGGCTGAGGGGCGGAGCGGTAGTCTCCGTAGAAATGGACTACCGTGGTGTCCAGCTTTTCCTTGATGGCCTTGATGGCGCTTCCCTTGACCAACTCACACTTGCCGAGGTGAATGAGGTCTGGGCGGAACTTCTCCGCCGCGCTGACCAGCATTTGATTCATGGCATCCTGCCCATGCTTTTGGGCCAGGGCCCTGTAATCAAAGGCCCTCACTGTCGCAGCGTTCCGGTAAGCCTTGTCAGTCCCTGCAACGTTGGACGCCGCTTGGGGCGTGTTCAGCGTATCAACGTAGAGGACTCTGGGCCGCATCCCCAAAAGCTGCCGAGCAGCCTTGTTCCAGGTGTATCTCAGAGCAATCTTCCTGCCCCGCTCCGCCAACTCGCGCCGCGCATCAGGATCGTTGATGTAGTGCTCAAGCAGTTCCCTGAGATGCTCGGGATCCCTGTACTGGGGTACTGTGTCGCCGAATATTCCCTCGATCGCTGCATTTTGGTCCGAGATGGCAAAGCCGCCGCTTGCCAGAATGTCGAGGAGCCTGACCGAGATAAACGCCTCTCTGGCCATGTCCGCATGGTGGTCGCAGACCGATATGCGCGAGGAGGCGTAGAGGGTGTTGAGCTTCTCGTTGGGGAAGTATCTTCCACCGCGATACTTAGCGAGTAGCAGCTTCTCCCAGCCTCGCCCCCATACCTTCAGGTTGTAAGGCGTGTCGCCAATGTCCGATATGATCTTCCGGCCATTCCGCCTCGCGTTCCCCACGAAAGCGATGTCTCGCTCCATGAACATTTCTTCGCACTCTACGAGCGTGTGCCCAGTCGCTCCCACCAAGACGCTCACATTCTCATATCCCATTGCGCGGAGCTTGCTCGCGTGGGCCTCCGACTTGGTGAATATCTTGTCATAGCCGCGAAGGTTTGCGGGGGTTACTAGGTCGGGGTGGCTGTATACCCACACGATGTTGCGCGTGTTCTCAGGGAGCTTCCTCAGCGGGATTCCGAACAGGTGAAGCGTTATGTCGGGGGACTCTTCTACGACCTGTAGGCCAAGGCTTGTGAACTGCTGCTCTAGCTCGCGCTTGATCCAGTAGTCTGCCCACTGCTTGCGTGCCGCCAGACCTCTTTCCATCTCGCAATGGGAGAGAATCTTTATGCTGCGAGCACTAGGTCTTTGAGTGGGCGGTGGGGCTTTCTTGCCCTCCAGCTCCGCCTCCCACTTCGCCAGAAACGCCCTGCCTCTGGACTCCAAGCTGTAGCTGTCGCAAGCTACGCCAGTGACCGTTGGCCCTCGCAGCTTCTCCTCTTCTCTTATGGCCAAGAAGCGCTTCATCTGCTTGATGGCTTCTTTTCTCTGACCATTCAGCCCGTAAGTCCCGGACAGATGCCACACTATGTCTGCGTTCTCGGGATAGCTGCTCAGTGTTTTCAGCGAAACCGCTATGCTCTGTTCATACTGCTTGGTCATCTGTAGAGCTATCGCCAGGTCTAGGCTCACGGTCTGCACGTTTGCCTTGTCAACACCAGGGGTATCCAGCACACGCCCAGCATTGGCAATCACATAAGCCCAGTCGTGGTCATTGCGGCGGCTGTGTATCAGGCATCGCCAGGCAAACCAGTTCTCTGGGTCGGCCTCTATCTGCTTCTCTAGTAAAGCTTCTGAGCGTTTGCGCTTTCGCTCCATCTCTTCGGGCGAGAGGTTGTAGCCGTGATGCAGAATCTTCACGCTAGGCAGGGGAAGCTTTTTGCCGCGCCACTTGATCTGATTGTGTACTATGCCCTCGAAATGGCTGCCCTCGCGGCAGAAGAGCCGTGGGTAAAAGTTGCGTGAGATACCTCCGGTCTTGGACTCGTTGAGGATGGATACCGAGATTGCCCCCACCGCAGGATCGCTTGCTATTCGAGGGAAGTCTTCGCGGATGACCCGTATGCTGTCTGGCGTCAGCTCTTCGTCCGCATCTATCTGAAGAATCCAGTCGCCAGTGCAGTAGGACAAGGATTGGTTTCGCGCCTTGCTGAAACTATCCTCCCAGGGGTGCGAGTACACCTGCGACGTGTATCTCCAGGCTATCTCCACGGTCTTGTCGGTAGACCCTGTGTCCACGACGACTATCTCATTTGCAATCTCCTTGATGCTGTCCAGACATTGAGCCAAGAACTTCTCTTCGTTCTTGACGATCATGGCAACGGATAGTGTCGGTCTTGGTCTCTGCTCCGCCTTCTCCCATTGCAGTTGATACTCAGGGAATAGACCCGAGATGCTTTCCAACACAGACAAGAGTGTTATCCTGATGTCCACCTCTTGCTTGCCCAAAGTGGCACGCAGACATAGCAACTCACCCTTGCGTTCTAGTGCCGCCTTTCCTGGCAGCGTCATTTCTCTCCCCCCTTAGTTGAGGAGAGGGGCTCTCAGTCCCCTCTCCTTTCATGCTCAGGTAACGAGCTTGATCTGATACCTGATCTCGACGATGCAGGTCTGTGGTTCAGTCCCGGTATGCACTTCCCCTGAGGTGAAGAGCAGGGTAGCGCCTACGGCGTGCGCCACGCACGAGCTGTTCATGGTCGTGTCGCGGAACACCGCGCCAGCTATCATGGTAGCCCCTGACTCCGCACAGGCAGTCTGGTAGCTGCCAACAGTCAGCCCGGCCGCCGCCGACATGGTCCCGGAACTCGAGTTCATAAACTGCACGGCGACGACATCGCCAGCAACGGGTGCGTAGGCGTCCTCGGTCACAGGGACCGTGTCACTCGAACCCGTCTGGATGGTTACACAGACGATCCCATACACGTTCGTCGCGATCGCCGTGGTATCCACGCCTCCAGCCAGCAAGTGCGTCGAGGTGACCGCATCAGCAGCGATAGCTGTTCCGTCTACCGACCCTGGTGCATAGTGCTCGGTGTCGATTGAATCCGCAGCATAGTGCTGGGAGTCAATCGAGTCGTCCCCGATGTCGGAGGCGTCGAGGGCCAGCGGGCTTCGTAGCTCTACTAGGATGTGAGTGGCATCGTTGACCCATCCAACGTTCTGGCGAACCGTACCTGCGGCGGCGGTATAGTTCCCAGCCGTATCCGCCAGGTAGAGCGGGTCCCCATAGTCGGCGAGAGTGGCGCCGAACGCACCCTCAAGAATGGCCATACGAAACACCGCGACGGTGTCCCCCGCTGCGCCACCTTCAGCAGCCACGTACCGCGCCAAGTAGTGGGGCGTCGCACCTGCCGAGGCCAGCATCCATTCGTTGGTTGCATTGACTCCAACGGGGTCGCCAACTGCGACAGCTTCGCCCAACAAAACATGGTCAAGCCCCCAGCCCTGAAGGACCTTGCGGAGGGCTGTATCTGTGAAAGCCATTTCGCTTTACTCCTTCTGTGTCTCAGGGCGAGCCTAGCCCGCCCCTCTATGGCCCTCCTCGGAGGGCCAAGCCTACGCAGTCATTATCCCATCCAGCACGCCGTCGATCCTGGCCAGCGCCAGGGTGCTGTATAGCGCCTGGCCCGTGTACCACAAGAGCCGCGTGCGGGATGCGTTGAACTGCTCCAGCTTGTCAAAGATCTCCGTTTGGATACCACCGTTCTGGATGCCGCAGACCCCGTCGCCCTCGCCCCAGCGAATGGCAAAGATGGAGCTACAGACCCCAGTCGTGGGAAGATTGTACGCCCCTCCCAGGATGGTCTCCGTCTGCAACAGGTGCTCGGTTGCGATAACCGGCGTCTCGTTCCAGACTCCAAAGTAGTTCCCGTAGTCGTCCCGCTCTGTGCGGTAGGACCCCAGGGGGCGCAGGTACTGAGAGAAGCGCCGCCTGATGTTGAGGTTCATCACGATGCAGCTTGGGGGGCCACCCTTGATGAGATCGAAGAGCTGATCCATCAATCTTTCGGTCAACACGCCGCCGCCCACTCCTGCCCCAGCGTGAAGCATCTGGCCAGCAACCGTCATTACATGCCAGCCGTCGAAGCCAGCATCTACGAGGTGCTGACCGTAGATTGCCCTGTCTTCCCACTCATAGGCCATCAGCTTGCTCTTGATTTTCACTTGAGCCGCCATCTGGTCTATGACGTTCGAGCGTGTCTGCTGGATCAATCCGGGTACGTCCGCCTGCCCGATCAACTCGTACAAGTTGTAGGTCGGGTTGGTGAACTTGGCCTCGCTACCCACGATCACTCCACCAGTCGCAACAAATCCAACATTCCCCATATTCAGCGGGTCTTCCCTTGGGATCTGCAGAGCGTTCCCCACGATGTCGATGAAGGGGACTCTCTGCAATATCGGGCTGACCTTCAGCATCTCCTCGACCACGCCCCGGTGGAGCAGGTTCTGGGAGAGCTTCGCTGATTCTGCCAATGTGACTGCCATTGCGCCTTACCTCGCTTTACTTACGTTTCTTCGCCAACTCTGCGGCTAATCCCGCACCGATGGCTTGTTCTCCATGAATGTCAGGCTGGCGTCCTGTGGCAAGACCAGTTCCTATTGCAGGGTAAAGCTGCTCCACCTGCTCTGCCCGAATCTTCTCTGTGAGGGATTCGGTGAGTTCCTTCTCGCGCCTGGCCATCCGTAGCTCGACCTGGTGATCGGCCTCGGCCTTGGCACAAGCACGAGCATACTCTGGGAAGGTGGCATACGAAGAAGACTTGGCCTCCATCTCCTCGCGCACTTTCTTGTTGCTTATCACAGATGCAGCTTGTCCCCGCATCTGCCCAATGAGCCCCCCCAGGGCTTGGGCTATGCCGCCCCGAAGATCCTCTTGCCGCTTCTCTTGTGCGCGTGTATAGCTGCCATACTCTTCGTCGTCCATTTGCGCCCTGCGGCGGGCTTCCGCTTCCTGCTGAGCCTTGCGCCGTTCTTGGGCCAGCTCCTTGTCCTTCATGCCCTGGGCCCGCTGATACATGCGAGCCTGGACATCCTTTCGGTCAAGAAGCTGCTCAATCTGCTCAGGACTCAGTTCAGGAGGGGCCGTGACCTTTTGCTCCTCCGCTGGGGTCTCCTGGCCCTCGGAAGACGGGGGCGCAGTGGTCGCTGCTGCAACTTGCTCGCCCGGCTCCTGTAGCTCTTGGCCCCCAGTGGCCGAAGATGTCTCGGTTGGCATCTCTACCTCCAAATGTGGAATCTGGGCGCTTGTCTCAGCGCCAACAAAAAAAGCCGCCTCCTGTGCGGCTTATCTCAGCTCGCACGAGAAGCGGCGTTCCGACCTAGTTCGGACTACCTTTATTCAGTTATCCGTAGGACTATCAGTTTGTGTGCGGCAATCCCTGGGCCCCGATTTCAGTCTGTCCCGTAGCATTTCAGCGACAGCTAGGTCGTGGTCCCCACGGCCAAGATCACCAGGACTTACAATGCCGCACTCTATCGCTTGCCCGATCTCTCCACCAGTATACAGATATAGGCTCGCCTGTCAAGTCTGGCCAGCCTATGTCTGTATGATTGAAGCACCAATTACTCCATGTTTGCTGCGCAGGCCCACTACTGCGGCTGCCCCCGCCGCCATAATCCCGCTAAAGCACCAGGCGATGTGCTGTCTGTCTGCCTGGGATATTGTCCCGTCTGGCAGCGGCGGTGCAAGCACGAACGGAACCAAAATGCTGACCGAGGACGCCCGCTTGCTTCTACTGTCTAGGTTCGCCATTACGGGCCGCTCCCAATCTTGCCCCTGGTATAGGTCGTCCCATCGTCGCTGACAGCGGCCTTCTGATCCACCGTGTCACCAGCGTTGTTGTAGAGATTCAATTCCGTGGCGGTCTGCGTCACTTTGTTTCGGGCCAGCTTGTAGAGATAGGAGATCATGGCTGCAATACTCGCTATCGCTGAGGGGTCTCCCTGTCCTGGCTCAGCGTAGGTATCGCCGTTCAGGCCATCCACGACTTCGGTGTTGATCTGCGCCGCACTCAAGGTGCTGAACCCCGTGGCCTTGTACTGGTTCGGGTTATCCAGGTCAGCCTGTGCGGCGGCAACTGCTGCCGCTGTAGCCAATCCAGCCACATTCGCTTTGTACTGGTTTGGGTTATCAAGATCGGCTTGGGCGACGGCAACTGCTGCTGCTGTGGCAAGCGCAGCCACGTCCGCCTTGAAGTCAGCCTTTGTCCCTATGTCATCAATCAAAGCCCCAGCACTGTCGGCCCCGTTATGGGCTGCTACTACGTCCTCATCCCAAACGGCATCGGCGATAGCGGCGGCAGTTGGATCGTTCAGTGCAGCGATTGCAGCGGGGGTGTCATCCGCCTGGAGTTCGTTAGTATCAGCGAGAACGGCATCCAGGTCGGTCCAAAGCTGCTCACCCGCCTTGCCCGCGCCAGTGTGCCCAGCAGAAGCCTCATCCCACACAGCATCGGCTATCGCAGCGGCTGTTGGGTCGTTCAGCGCGGCGATTGCGCCAGGCGTATCGTCCGCCTGAAGCTCGTTCGTGTCCGCAAGGATAGCATCTATGTCCGTGGCGATCTGCGTGTCCAGGTCAAGCCCGCCAGCGTCGCTGATCGGCAATCCGCCTGCTGCATCTGCCGCCGCGTCAGGAAGCGCGGTTCCACCAAGGCCGCGTGTCGCGGAGTACGCCGAATCAATCAAGAGGTCGTTGAGTCCAGAAGCCCGAAAACCAATCACCGGCCCGCGCCAAGGAAGTACCCCCGTGGCAAAGCCAGTGAACCACCCAAAGCCCTCAGTGTCGTTGTTGATTGATGCGCCACCGCTGGCTGGTATTTCTATCGTGTACATCGCATCGCCTTGATGCGCCCAGTCATAGTCCCCGCCCGTCGTTGGGGTAACGGCGGTCTGGGTGGTCGCCCCCGCTGTGGTGACAAAGTTCCATACCAGGTCCATGCCCGCCTGGTCGTAGGTGATGGCAACCTCCCTGCTCTTGAAGTCCGTATCGTCGAGTAGGGGCATGATGTTCACCGGTACTTCGGCCAGTGCTGCATCTACGTCCATCCAAATATCAGCCATCGTTCACCTCATTGCTGTTGAGCATAGTAGTGCCACGGGTTCCCCCCCGCCGCCCCCGCCGTGTACTCGATGTGGAGCTTGGCCCCGTAGGTGTCGTCATATTCATGTGACCGAAAATATAGTTTATCGCCACTTGCATATATTCCCAAAATTCCTAAGTCAGTTATACCATGGTCTGTAGCAACTTCTTGCACAGGGTCTAGGATAGATGGGCTTTGCTTCCAGCCTGTCCCAATACCAGTAACAGACCATTCGGTTTTGTTTGTCGTTCTACTGCGAACCCCAACTAGTGGATTTGCATCATCAAAGTTTTCTGGCGTCGCTGTACCATCTTGGCAATACCAGTTACCATCAGGGTCATCATTAGTAAATACATGTACTTGTATGTATGCTACGCTTATTATGCTTCCTTGTGGGATATTTACACCAATAAAGCGAAGACCCACATTATTCGCCCATCCGCCCAGATAAACATACAGAGCAGCGTTGTAATTGGTTATTGCGCTCGCGTATGTATCATCTAAGTCCGCCGCTACCTGCACATCCACGTCAGGGTCAAAGATGATTGTGCCTTCTGGCAGAGCATTGAGGGCAAGAACTGGCGCGCCCACGAGCAAATAGTGCTGACCGCCCTTCTTGACGAACCGCTTGCGCAGAGAAACTTGTATCGGCTCACCGTTCTCGTCAACAGGTTCACTTTCGGGCCACGCCCTGCTCGCTGGCAGCGCAGTGATTATCTCCCCCTGGTGATTCTTGAGATATAGCCTGGCCTGCCGCTCAAAGTCGGCGTCGGGGTCTATGTCGCCGCCGTCGTCGCCCAGCCCTGGGACTTGCCCCCAGTCCACCTCGTAGACCAGGACAAGAGCCGTGTCCTCTGCTGCATACGGATAAGGCGGGCTCAGCACGGCATCCCTAGCCGTTTGGCCGACTTTGATCTCCTCGTGCAGCTTGTCTGGTGACGTGTGTATCTCGAAGGTGGTGTCGGGGAATAAGTTGGTCCAGGTGAGCTTGCCCAGCGGATTCGCCAAGAGGTCGTTGCCGTGTTCGATGACATCCACGGTCGGCGTGGTGTAGCTGGCCGTGCGGATGATCTGCCACTCTTTACTCTCAATGTTCAGATAGGCCACCCAGCCCAACTTGAACCCGATGCCCACGCCCTGCTTTTCGGCAGCAAACCAGCCTTCATTCCTACCCAGGAAGCGCCAAGATGCCTTTTGCATCTCCCAGTCCCAGCCAGGCTCGTCGCTGGGCACTATGCGTGGGTCAACCTCCAGCCAATCGCCAGAGCCTTCCGTCTCTTCATAGTGAACGGACGTGCCGACCATCCCATCCCAGCTGTACTTGTTGGCAGGCTGGTCATCCTCGTATAGCCGCTTCGTCTTGGACGTTCTACGACGTCTGGCTAGAACTTCGCGCCATTCTTTGGCCACGACCTACCTCGCTACGTTCGTCACAGAGAGCAGCCACCCGCCTGGCGTGCTCCAGGGCGGCACTGCGAATCTCCATAAGCTCCACCGGGCATTCATCCTCGTGCTTTCGGGCCATTTCCCAAGCCTCTGCGGGCAGCCTGCGTGCCATCGCCATCTCGCCCCGCAGATAGCTGGGCACAAGCCTCTTGTCGCTGAGCATGTCCGCTATGTAGTCAAGCGCCAAGGGCAATGGCTCGGTGGGACGCGCTGGAGAAGGCGTTCCGTCAAACCTGCGAGCACGCTCCTCGACCGGCTCCTCCACAGCCGTTGTGGGTTCGGGTTCCTTCTTGCGCCGAAACCACTCACGTATCCCCATCGTTCCCTCCTACACAGACTCGGTATAGTAGCTGTAGCTGACTGCGCATGTATCGGCGTCGCTCAGTTCGAGATTCAGCGACTCGTTCTCATTCAGCGTCCACTCATGCCCAGCGTGGAAAGTCATCGCAAGCCCATCACCTTGGTTCTGACCCAGGCAGCGCCAGCCGTTGGTTGTGCCCCCACTTTTCAGCCGCATGATAAGTGCCGTTGTAGATTCGTTCTGAAGGACAAACGCCGTGACCACGAGCCGCTTCCCTGCCCCCGGTGCGGCCACCAGCACGCTGATACCAGCCCCTGCCTTCGTGCCGTTCCAGGTCGTCAGGTCTGGGCTGGCAACCTGAACGACACCAGGGTTCGCAGCCCTGAATAGAGGGTTGCCCTCCTCATCATATGGTATCGAGGCTCTCCTACGCCCTACTAGCCATTCTGGGAAGCCCATGTCATTTGCCTCTTTCTGCGCTTCTCAAAGGTATCATCGCTTACGCTTCCATTGCCTTCGTATCTCGCTAGTCGTGGGGGCCTGCCCCAGCCAGCGCTCCAGTGCATCAAGCATCAACAGTAACGCCTCTCGAATGAGGGTCCAAAACGCTTTGTCGCTCATGTCAGCGGGAAGCTCATGCCGGCCATTGCCGCTTGCGTCCACCGCTCTGTGCGAGGCTGCCCTACTATCATCGCCTGTTGCGCCCAGCGGAGATCGGGGGAGGGAGCGATCCCAAAGGCCGACCCATACATACCCATACCCGTCGCGCCCGCAACCTCCTCCACAGTCAGGTCGCTGTAGAACAACGCCATCTCGGGGTGCATAGCCCAAAACTGGCGACGGGCTGGGTTGCGCAGCTTACTCGCTTGCTGCATAAGGGCAACGCCCCTGGGATTGGTTTGTGCCATGGCCCACCTGGTGGTAGAGGCATCCGCCCATGGCTGAATCCGACGTAGTGACCTGTACTGTTGCTCGGTCTCGCTCACCAACCGCGTCTCCTCCTCTGACAACCCGAGGTATTGGGGAATACGCTGGTACTCCGCATACAGCTCTCGCGCCCTCACGTACTCAGGATCGAGGTTTCTGTTGATGTAAGCCATTGCCTCGATTACAACGTCGGGGTCGGCTGCCTCTTTCAGCAACTCTCTCTGCCTAACTATTTCCCTGCCATCAGCAACTCCCGTTAGGGGATCGCGGATTTTGTCGGCTATCTGGTAATACTCCTCGATGAAGATGTCTACTGGTGTGTTCGCCTCTCGGCCACCCAGTACAATACCCCGGGACTCCTGGGTTCGTTGTAGCATCTCAGGAATACGTGCCATAATCATCCGCCGCTGGCCTACTTCCTCGCGGTACTGGTTTCCTGTAATCCGTCCCTCCCTCAGAGCCTCTCCCAGTTGTGCTATTTCTATATTGTAAGGCTCTCGCTGGCTATCCACGTCTGCCCAGAACAGTTGCCACTCATTCCCGCGCTTCACACCGATAGCGCGTGCTTCTTGCGTGAGCTGCTTCAGTTCTGGCGTCTTTTCCAATAGGAGCCGCTCAAAGCGGTTCAAGTCTGCCCAGGGTTTGTAGTATGTGCCCTCAGCGAGTTCCTCCCGCAGCTCATTGCGCTTCCGCCCAGCCGATTGAGGAAAGGTACGCACCCCTATTAGCTCCAGCGCGCTGATCCCCGCTGTCATACCAATGTCCTTGACTCCAGACTCAAAGACGCCCTGCAACCAGATGGGAACATAGTTGTGTTTGAGGATGTACGCGCTAAGGCCAAGGAGGGTTTCTGGCACGGGATTACCCAAGAAGTCGCGTCGGTTGTAGATGTCCATAACCGTGCTGATACCTGGGGCCAGCTTGCCTCTCAAGAATCGCTTCGCTGTTTCAGCCGCAGTCTTGGGGTCTTGGGCCATTTGCATCAAAGTCCGTGCAATCATAAAGTAGGAACCGCCAGGCCCTATGTACTGATCCCCTATCTTGACAGTCATAAACTTGCTGCCATCTTTCAGGGGATTCAGCTTGGGCTTTTGCTTTAGTAGGCCGCACCAAGCTAGGTATCCCAACACCATTGCAATAGCATAGGCCCCCAAGGATTCGCGGGCCAGTTTCCCCCGTAGTCCCCCGTGGGCAACATCGAAGATGGCAGCAATAGTAGAACGCAGCAGCCGCCCCGCATATAGGGTCGCGCCCTCCATTACCCGGTGCCTGCGAGACAGCCCCTGCGACGCGGTGTTCACTGTGCCAGTGATGGTGTTGACAAAGCGCACTAGCTGGGCCTTGTCTGCTGGCGTCTTGGCCCTGTGCTGCTCTGCTCTGATGAGTAATATGCGCTGCGCCGCTAGCATATTGTCAAAGATGCGAGCACCAGCACGGGCAGCCCTACCCGCCAGGGGTATCTTCCCCAGAAGGCCCCGCTTACCAAGGATGGTTCTAGCCCCCGCTGTTTCCTGAGCCGTCCCGGGTCCCTGGAGCCCGTAAGGGCCATAGGTTCGGAGTATCTCTTGCACCCAGGGTAGGGCATAGAAACGAGCCATACTCTTGGGCGAGAAGCTGGACACCTCGCCTCGCACTACGGCCTCAAAATACACTCCCGGATGGCGAGCTGCCGAGATAAGGGCTTGCAGTGCTACTCCGCCAGCATCAAAGCCCACCTGGAACATACGGGAAACGTTGGTGAGCATATCCGCAGCCTTGGCCGCAGTCTCCAGCTTGGTTTCGGGCAGGTCGCCCAGCAGGTCTAGTAGCCTTTTGACATCCTTGAACGGGAACCACTCGCCAGGTATGCCCCTTATCAGTACCTCTCCCAGCCTACCTGTCTCGGCTCTCCTATGAGGCAGGAAATCGAGCACAATGTCCCTCACCCGCTCGTCGGCTATGCGAGTGTACACTTGGCGCGAAGCAAATCTCATTGCCTCTACTGGGTCAGCAACCTCGTACCCCGCATCACTAGCTTCTTGCGCGGTCGCAAACTCTCTCTCCTTCTCAATGCCCATCTCAGCTGCGATTTGCCTGCCGCCACGCCTACCACGGACTACTCCATACTCCACCTCGCCCGTTATGGGGTTGGTGTGAGATACTATCGCCCTAAACCAGTGGTGCTCCCCTGGCTGAAGGCCTCTGGGTTCTATCTCAACCCCTTCCTCGGCAGCAAGGCGAGACAAGTCATCAACCAAGTCCCACCCCTTCTGCCTGAACTCTGTCTGTTCGGGCGTAAGGGGTAGAGATCGAGTCTCGGGCTTGTTCTCCAACAGGTCGCCCACATGATATTGCTTGCCTTGGTATGTTATTAGCCCGTTCTTGTCTGCGCCAAAGAACTTGTAGGTGTCGCCGTCAGAAATAGCATCCAACTCTGCTACAGTTAGCTCAGCGGTTCGCGCCAGCCCCTTGATGAATCCATGGACGACCATAGCGTCTGCCACCGGGTCATCGCCCACAACACCCATTTTCTCCATAGCCCACGACAATGGCTTGAAATGCTCTTCGGCCCAAGCCTTCATCTTGCGCCAACCATCAGGCTCGTGTCGCATAGCAGTCATCGCCACGTTGTCTAGGGGGCGCGGCCATAGCTCATCTGGAGTGGGCGGCTTAGCAATGGGCGGTGGCTCCTCTGGCGGTGGCTCCTCTGGCGGCACGACCGGTGCCCCCGCCGCTCGCGCTGCACGGCCCACCGCGCCTAGCGGGGGTGCAGCGGGACGGAGAAGCTCTGCAGCGCGAGTTGCTGGCGTCAGTGCCCCCGCCAGTTGCTGGACTGCTTGCTGTAGCTGGTCTATGGCTTGTGCTACAGGCGACGGTGGGGCTTCGGGGGGCACTTCTGGCGGCATCTCTTCAACGGACGGGACCGCTTCTGGCACAAGCTCTGGATACTCGGCTAGTACATTAGCGGGAACCGGCTTACCCTCTGCCAGTGCGCGCCGCACAACCCGCTCATGGTTGGCCCTATCAATGGCCACATCATCACCAAGGAGCTGCTCTGTCGGCGGCACGGCCCTTGGGCCGCGAATGTACGCAAGGAACTCATCTTGCGTCATCTGCCACACTTCTGGCACTGCCTCTTCGACAGGCGGCGCAACCTCTGGGGCCTCCTCTGGCACAACCTCTGGAGCCTCCTCTGGCACGGCTTCGCGTGTAATCCTTGGGACTTCCTCTGACACGGGCACTTCTGGTACAACTGTTGGCGGCTCTGGTACGGCTGGTCGCCGTGCCTGGGCCAATGCCTGATCTAACTGCCCGCGTGCCATAGCCTCTATCGCCGCATCAATCTTCGCTACCTCCTCACCAGCAGTCTCGTAACCCTGCTCAAGTCTCTTAGAGACTAAGTCGCCTGCACGCCGCTTGTCGTCAATCAGCCTCGTCACCCTGTTCCATGTTCGCCTCGCAGACCTGAGCTTCTTCTCCTCTGCTCTCATCTCACGCAAGGCCGTCAGGAAGGAATCCCGTTGGCCCTCCATACCAGGTAGCTCGCCAAAGTCCATCGTCAGTTGGTCTATCTGTTTGGCTCTGGGAGCATATCTGGCAAAGAGGCTTTCAATAGCCTCACCACTGTACTTAGGGTCTGCTTGACTAATCTCGTGAAGCCAGAGCCACTGGATAGTGGCTGGGGGGATGTTGTATTGCTCCATCGCCTTCCCGAGGGCCGCGCCCGCAGAGACGCTAAACAATGGCGGTTCTCGATCCACAGCGTCTTTGACATTCTCAGGCAGGTTGTTGATATAGAGACGGCTCTGGACCCAATGCGGGCTTTTCCCATATGACGCCGCCAACTCCTGAACTTCTGCTCCCTTTGCGGCCTTCCTGGCCAGAATCTGACCATACTCTGATGGGGTGAATTGCCGAACGTCAGTGTTCGCCCGGATAGCCTTCTCAAGTGCCTGCTCGTCTGTAAGGTTCTCAAGTATCTTGGCCGGTATGCGCTTGAAGGTCTCCGCAGGCCACTCTTTCCAACCACTCTTAGCTAGGCGGCGGAACACCTCCATACGGTGATGCCCAGACATGAGTTCAAGAGAACCGTCGGGCATCCGCCTAAGCAGAACCTCCGTCAACTGGTCGGGGTCAAACTCCCGCATAATGCGCTTGACAGCACTCTCATCAAAGCCTAGCTCTGGTGATTCTGGCGTCTTACGAAGCTGGTACTTCTCTGGAAATATCTTGATGTCTTCCAGCGGCACCTGCTCGGTTAGACGGAACGGTATGGAAGGGCCTGCCTCTACTGGCTCTGCTGCCGCTGGGGCCTCTGGCAGTTCTGGCGGCTCCTCAAGCTCCCCATAGCGTGCCCGTAGCCCAGTTTCCTCTTCCTCAGCCAATTCTAGCTCTCGCGCCTCTGCCCAGATGCGCTCCTTGATTGCGTCTGGCGGTTCCTCTGGGGGAACGACTTCCAGCCGTCTCTGCCCCGCCGCTTCTGCCGCTTCTCTCTCCCTTCTCGCCGCTTCCTCTGGCGGCACCTCCATCGGCCTCAATGCCTCTGGCGGGCCTTCCGCGACTGGTCTTGGCAGGCCCTCGGCTCCGAACACAGGCCGACGCTCCTCTGGTGTGAGGAAGTCGGGTTGCACTGGCCTGGGTGTTGGCTCCACTACTTCGGGGCGGAGCTCGAGGGGTGCTCTCGCTCGATTGAAGACCACCTCTACGTCTGGTGTCTCCTCGGTGCCATGGTTCACGAGCGTCAGCCTCCCTCGGTCGCGCTGCCAGGTGTAGCCTTTGGCTACCTTTGTCGCCTCGCCTCTGGCTTCCATCTCGCGCAGGAGCTTGTAGCCTTGGACTTCTGGGCTTTGTGGGCCTCGGCTCGTCCAGATAGGTCGCCGCTTGGTCTCGGCCTTATCCAGAAGAGTGGAGAGTGTTGCGGGCACTTCTGGCGGCTCTGGCTCGGCTATCTCTGGTGCGCGGCGGGGGGCCAGTTCAGGGTAGTCAGCCAGGACTTCGGGGGGTACGGGCTTGCCTTGCCGAAGATAGAAGTCGGCTTTTGACTTTCTTAGGTAGTTAGCCAGCCCTGGCACTATACCACGGAGTTCTTCTGGCGTGGGCTTTTGCATGATGCCCTTTCCGCCAAATTGAGACGGATAGCGCTTGAGAGGAAATATGGTCGCCAAATCACTGACAGCAACTCCCAAGTCTTGGCTAAATTGTGGTTCGTCAAATAGCTCTATGCCCAGGTTGGCATAATCTAGTTGCGTGATTCGGCTGTACTTTCGACGCCTGATATTGCGGATGACCTGCTCTATCCGTTGCTGGGCTTCCGTGGTCATCTCCCACGGCTCTTTAGGCGGCTCTGGCACCGCTGGCTCTGCGGGGGGCTCCAATCTCACCGCCCCAGCCTCGCCCCTGAGCAGGTCGCCCAGGTAGCCGTGCCCGATGTCCCTCATGCGCTGCGCTATACGTTCCAGTGCCCCGCCCAAGCCGCTCTGCTCTCCGTTGTAGATGGCCAAGGCTTGCGTGTCGCTCGTGATCTGCTGTGTTCTGCCCAGACTCTCCGCAACCTCGCTTGCCAGGTTGGGAGTCAGTCCTGCGGGCGTCTCTAGCGTAATGTCCTTGGTCTTGTCTTGCCAGCCCGAGACCAGCCTCGTCAGCCAGGCCATCTTCTTGTCCATCTCGTAAAGGAGTTCCAGGCTGGCCTTCTGCGCGTGTGCGTAACGCTCCACCAGATCGTTGCCAATCTCCATCCAGCGCAGGTTCACGCCAGAGGGCATGTCGGGCGGCGGTTGTCGGCCATAGATGGCCGCTTCAGCGACTCGCCGTAGCTGGTCAGGCGTCAGGGCCTCTTCAGGATGCTGCTGGCTCCACTTCGCCGCCGCTGCTTCAGCGACTGAGTCTACGTCCTCAAAGGCCATATCGCGTGGGTCACGGCCTGCCCGGAACAGGAGTTTGCGCACTCGCAAGCCCGCCAGGGCCTCCCCTGCCATTCTGCCGCCTGCGTAGAGGGCAGCCATCGCCGCCAGGTCGCCAGGCTCCGCCGTGGCCGCGTAGGTGATGTACGACGCTCGCTGGGCTACCATAATAGGCTTGGGTGCGCCACCCTTGCCCACCAACATGCTAATGCCAACGTCTATTGCCATCGGCAGGAGCCGCACCAACCAGGGCGCAGCCGACAACTGCTCTATGTCCTGCTGCCACTGTTCCTTCACCTGCTCCGATACCTTGGCTGGATCGCGTAGCAGCTCAATGGGGTCTACGAACTGGGCCAAGCCTCCTAGTAAGGGCCTGAGAGGGGCACGCATGGCTTCCTTGGCCAGCTCGGGTAGTACAGGACGCTCGCCCGTCAGCATCCCCATCGTTCGCCCTACGCCAGCCTCGGCCAATCGTCGCACAGGGTCTGAGACAAATTGCGCGGTCTGCATCGCCTTCTGCGCTGGCACATTTGCAGCGGCCATTTCCGCCCAAGCCTGAATGGGAGCGGGCATTCTCATCTGTGGGCGCAACTGTGGCGGTAATACTTCTGGAGGAACATATGGAGACAAGCGCAAAGGCATCATCTGTGGCGCTTGCCAGGCTTGCCCCAGTCGCTGGCGATACTCGGCTGCCACTTGAGGCAGCGTGGTCTCCCCCTGGAGTACGTCTAGCCCTATGCCAAGCGTTCCCGCGATAGTCCCCAGCAGGGGCGACTGCTGAGGCGGCGTCAGCAACTGTTGCGCCTGTTCCCACAGCTTCGCCATCCATCCTTGCGGTTCTGGCTGCGGCTGCGGCGCGGGTGGCCCATACGCAGGCTGAGGGGGTTGCGGTGGAGGCCGACGCCTCTGATGCTCCCTATACTCATCTTTTGGCAACCAGTCCCAAAAGTTCATCCTGTCGCTCCTGCACTCTGAATAACTCTCTTGTCATAGTCAGATTCTGGAAGCCCCCACCATATGTCGGCAGCCCCCTCTGTTAGCATCTCGAAGCAAGGCAGGCAGTAGTTGCCCATTCCTGTCTCGATCCAGCTTTGCATACACTCGTTGTTGGCGGAATGCAGTAGCTTACCGCACTTAGGGCCGTCACAGGAAATGTGCTGAAAGGCCAGAGGATGACCGCTTGGCAGGATGTCCTCTACGTGCGTGTGCAACACAGGGTCTCTCATCTACAACGCTCCTCCACAATTCGGGCACTTGTCAGACATGAAGAAGTAGGGCCAGCTCGGAGTAGAATGGACTTGCCGACGCCCACCACACCAAGAGCAGATTGGGTTCGCTCTGCGCTGTCGCTCCAGCTCTCGCAAAATACGGCCCACTGCTTCCTCTGATAGCTTGACAGAGGCGATAGAACCAGCAACGAGGGTCTCAGTGGTGATGTAGTCAAAGCTCACTTCTCTCCCTCCTCTTACCATCCCGTGAATGCGCTAACTCCCTGCACATTGCCCCCCGTCGGCCAACCCTTCATCATCCGATCGAGATAGTCCTCTGCCCATCCGCCATAGCCGCCCAACTGCTGTGGCATCTCTACCAGGCCCATGAGCTGCTCCCTCTCTGAGGGTGCCATGTTCGCCCATTGCTGTGGACCGATCTGGTGTGGCTGGATGTACTGCTGCATGGCATTGTCCATCAGGTTCTGCTGCCACCCAGCCTCGAGCTGCGGCCCGAACTGGACGCCTTCTGTTGCCACGGGCATCGGCCCACCGCCCTGGAACGGGGCAAAGCCCGCGCCTGTCAGTAGCCGCTGCTCCCAGTCAGGGCGCCCCCCCGGTTGCGCCTGTCTTTGGAGAGCGCCGTATTGCAGCCAGTTTCTCGGCCCCTGCTGCTGGGTCATCAAGCCCATCATCTCAAGCTCTTGCTGGAGGCGGTTGTATCGCTCTACCTCAGTCTGCTCTTGTCCAGCCAAGCCGAAGAAGCCCTCTTCCAACCCAAACCGACGCTCCTCCAATCCAAACTCCTGTTCCCACTGCCCCGTCTCTCGATCGAACTGCCGCTCCTCAAGCCCAAACTGCCGTTGCCACTGCCTGTTCCCAGCCTCATAGTTCAGCCTCGCCAATTCATGCGTGGCGTCGAACTGGCGCATTGTCTCTGTGTCTAAGCCCTGCTGTCGGAGAAACTCCTCGTTCCAGCGCCGCTTATCTTCGCCGCTTAGCTCGTCTAGCCGATCTTGCTCGGCCTCCCACTGACGCACACTCTCTTCGTCCAGACCCTGTTGCCGCAGAAACTCCGCATCCCACTGTCGCTCGGCTATGTCGAACTCAGAGCGCCAGCGCATCTTGTCTTCGTCAAAGTAGGCTTGCTCAAGCCCAAACTGCTGTTGCCACTGCTGGTTGCCGACATCGAACTGGTCGCGTGCGAGCTGGTGGGTTTGCTGGAACTGGAGAGCCTGCTGTTCGTCCAGACCCATGAGCCTCAAGTGCTCCGCCTCAAACTGGCTCTGTGCTTGGTCGGCCTGGTAGTAGGAGAGGGTCATCTGCTCGCCAAACTGACGTATGGCCTCCTCGTCCAGTCCTTGCTCCCGTGCAAAGGTCTCGTTCCACCGGCGCTTGTCTTCGGCAGTGGCTTCCTTGAGTTGCTCCTGGCCTGCTTCCCAGCGCCGCATATCCTCTTCGTCCAAGCCCTGAGCGCGTAGAAACTGCCTGTTGGCTTCCACGACAGCGGTATCGTACTGGTCTCTCTGAAGCTTCATGCCCTCATTGAACTGCCGTATAGCCTCCTCATCCAGACCTTGCGCACGCAGAAACTCCTGCTGCCACTGTTCTTGACCAGCCTCGAACGCCTCTCGATCCAAGGTCTTCTGCTTCTCAGGCCACTGCCGCCAAGGAGCATCGTCTGGGACGTGGGCCGCGTACAGAGCCGCGATTTCCGCCTCCGTCTCGTTACCCTTGAGTGGCGGTTGCCAGTCCCCTGCCATCGGGTCTGAGGGAGCCATGCCATAGTCGCCCTCTTCGCCTGGGCCAGGGTTGAGGAACCCCCTGGCTATTGCGAACTGTACCTGCGTCACGTCGCTGGTGTTGACCCACTCGCGACCAGTTGTGGGATCTGTCCAATGGCGACCTTCCCTCATCTCGCCACTGCCTTCCCACCAGTGTTCCATGTACCGAGTAACCGACCAATCCCCATACTTGTCCTGGTGCTGCGCTTGGAGGTCTGGCCTGGACTGATAGATGGCATTGTAGGCGTCGGACTTGTTTGGAGGCTTGTCACTCGGAGTGACGTAGCCCGTGGCCATCTCTTGCTGCATGTTGGCCATGAACATCTGGTACATCTGCTGGGCTAGTTGGGCCATCCAAGAACTGCCGCCAAATACGTCAGTCATCTCTCACCTCACTTTGGGTACAAAGCGCCCCTTCGGCTCGTCATTGGGATACAGAGGCCATCCGTCCACAGGCACATTCTTCAGAACCTCGCCAGATGGCAGGCGGCGCGTCTCTCGCCGGATGCGGAAGGGTGACAAGACCCATCCTTCTGGGGACTCTGGCAGGTCTGGATGCTCTACCTTGACTTGGATCACGTTGTGCATATCGCCCGCGCGCCGAGAGACGTCTCTGATGATTGCGTCTTCTGGCAACCCCAGCAACTCACGCAGTTCGCCGTATCTGATCTCTATGTAGCCTACCCTGTCCATGCTCCCCCCTATTGTCCGAACTTGGCGATAGCGTCCGAAATCCACGCCTCCATCTGTGCGCTGCTTGGCGGCGGAGTCTTGGCAAGCCTCGGCGGCGTGTAGCTCACGCCGCTCCTGCGGGCCATCTCGCTGACCGGGCCACCAGGCCCCATGCCTGGAGCGAACATCGTGCCCGAAGGAAGCGCATATGGCATCCCTTGCGCCCACTGCTGCGATTGCATCCCGGCGATCCCCTGCCCGATGTCGGCGCCCATCTCGCGTCGCCGCTGGCCTAGCTGGGCAGCCGCTGCTTGGCGTTCCATCTCCGTCTGCGCCCATCTCTGGGCAAGGGAGGCTTGGTTATAGGCACCGGTCTGTTGCATCTGGGCGTATCTCTGTGCAAGATCAGCCTGCTGCTGGCCAAGCTGGCCCTGTCGCCAATCTGCCAAGCCCCCAGAGGTCACCTGGAACTGGCGAAGCAGCTCAGCGAACTCCCTGTTGGCCACATCCCAGTCGCGCTGGTCTTGCAGCTCCTTGTACTCCCAGTTAAGCCTATCCTGCTCTCGCTTATCCGCAGCCGCCTTGATGTCCATCGCCGCCTTGATCCAGTCCATGATGCCAGGCGGTTGGACAGCTTGGGCGCGGGGGTCTATACCCGCCCCTATCCGATAGGCCGCTCCTTGCTCCTCTACCGAGGGCATGAAGAAGCTAGGCTGCTGTTGCTGTGGGATGTAGGCCCGTGCATATCGAGCTCTTGGCCCAGTTGCAAGACCGCGAGTCCGCCTCTCGCTCGCGGCCACGGCACTCCCTGAAGGCCGGAAACGGCTTGGCCCGGCTGGTGGCGCCTGCCCTGGCAGCACTATCGGGCCACTTGGTGTTGGTCGCCTGGGCGGGATCGTTGGCCTGGGCATTGCGGCTTCCGTCCAGCGTCCTATCGGATCAGACATCACTCACCTCCTGTGGCTCCCCAGCGACCACCCACTCATGGGCCAGGGTATCGTAGCCGCAATACACATGCCAGAGGCCACCACCTCGGGTGCCAATAACCATTTTCTCGATCAGCGTCGTGTGAACACGGAACTCTGGCACGGGACATGGCGGCAGGACCTTTGGCGCAAACACCACCTCAATCGTGGGCTCGACTGGCCGCATATACTCGCGTGTCCCAGGCGGAAGCTGCTTGGCACGCACGAAGAGATGGGGCGCATCTTCAACGTCCTCGGCGTCTACGATATGTGGCCCTGTTGGGCCGATAGCAATCCATACGTCTTGGCGCGGAACTCGCCCCAGGAGAACCCAGGGCTGGTCCAGCCGCTGCTCCTGCCTATGCGAGCGGAACACAGAGAATCCCTCCATCACTCACTCTCCCCCTCGCTCTTCCTGAACTGTCGCTCCATAGTTCTTGCATATTTCAGTGTATCAGGATAGCCGCGTTCCTTCAGCATCTCTGTCCATGCCTCGGGATCCTCCCGCATGGTAGCGTAGCGCTCCCTTCTCTCAGCGGGCGTCAGCCGTACAGACGCAAAAGGCGTTTGGGCCTCTGGCAAGGACTCCAGAGTCTCGGCAAGCTCGCCGACCATTCTCTCCAGGTCTTCCTCAAACAGGTTCACCTTGCGGTTGGCGTCTGTCATCGCTTCCTCGCCCACACACGCCCGGCCAAGTTCCAAAGAGCCGCCCCGACGCACCACACCAAGAAGAGGGCCAAGGTGTCCATCACCGCCTCCTCCCCTTCTTGCGCTTCCCGTATTTCTTGCCCCTGTACCCGCCGTATGCTCTGTCGGCGGACGCCTTGCTCTTGTAGATGCACGGGCCAGACCCGATGCGGTATTTGCCATTCTTGCACCTACGGACAGGCATTGCTCATTCCTCCTCTATGGCCGCCACAAGCGATCGAAAGCGTCGAGCAAGCTCGTGTCCTCGGGCTTCGCAGGCACCTCAGCCTCCTCAGCCTCCTCAGCCTCCTCAGGCACCTCCGGCTCCTCTTCCAAGACTCTCGGCGTGAAGTCCTCGCACGCGGGATGGTCTGCTGCCAGGATGTGCTTGTAGTGAGAGCTTCCTGCGTGCTCACATGGCCCCCAGAAAGTGGCCCCTAGAATGGGGAACATCCCTCCACCAACCCCCGTAGGCCGCCACTCCGCACAGTTCTGGCATTGTAGGGTTGCCATCACCGCTTTCTCCTCTTCCGCTTCCTCTTCGTCGGAGGCTTGCTCTTGCTTCCGTAGAGCCTCTTATGCCTCGTCTTCCTCTGTGCTGCTGTGCGCGGCTTCCCTTTAGGCATGACTCTCCTTCTCGAATGCGACATCGCGCTCAAAGGGAGGCACCATGTCGCATCCTGACGCCCACCGCTCATAGCCGAACTTCGCTAGTGTCTCTTCGACTGCCTTATCCAACTCCTCGTCGATGAACGGCGTCTCTTCTGGCCCGTTGTAGACAACTCTCAATCTCTGCTTTGCCATCACTCCCCCTCCATCATCTTCTCTGCTTCGCCATTGACTGGATCGTGTGTGGCACGGAATACATCATCGGTCACTACCGCTCGGTCACCCGCGACTCCCGTAATGAGCCAATCGCCTGGATTCGCCCTCAGCTTGATCTCCGAGGTCTTGCCCTGCCAGGTGTTCCCCTTCGCAACCGTAACCGTCACCTTGTGCTTGATTCGCACCGCATCGACGATCACCGGTTTCTTGCGGAACCTAGCCATCACTCCTCCTCTCCTGCCAACCACGGATAGGCTTCCGAGAGCGTGTCAGCAAAGCCAGCCAGCATGTAGACTCGGTGCTTTCGCCCAAGAGAGTCCACGAAGCTTCTGTGCAACCTAGCAAAGGCTATCTTCCGACTGGGCTTCATCCAAATTAGTCGGCTTGGCGGATGCCCTGGCCTGCCCGCCAAGCTGAAGAGCCCTTGGCCGTGGTCTACCAGCGGAATCGCGAAGCCCATCATCCCTTCCTCGCCCACTCCCCTACCTCCTTTCATGCGTGGGTTCGACCTTTGCACCACGGGCGGCCCGAGGTGGATTACCCCCGCAGGGCGGGACGAGTCCCGCAATCTTCCGGTCGCCACTCATCGGCCAAAAATGTGTCAGGCGGTTTTTGCCACGACTCACAGAACCTCCGAGCTTACCCCGGCTGTGCGATTTACGTCCCTGGTCGGTCTCTCCACTTTCCTTATCCCCCACGCTCGCAACCACCCTCACCTTCTCCTTGTCCCTGGTGCCCTTCTGTCACGCGGGCGCCATTGCTACACCGTAGCGTCGCCTACTCATCCACTCCATCTTGGTCTCAATCGCATGACAAGCCCGACACAAGGTAATGCCGTTTGACACTTCAGCCGCTAGGTCGAGGCGGACTGACACAGGGATGATATGGTGAGCCTGTAAGCCTGTAGTAGCCCCGCATCTCTGGCACTCGTGGTCATCGCGCCGAAGAACGGCATCACGCCAAACTTTCCGTGCTTGAGCATTGTCCCAATCGTGCCTATCATTTATGAGATTGCGCTCCCGTTTCAACAAGCCAAGATAACAAGATTTCGAGCACGTAAGTCGCTTGCCTAACTCGTGCGGCACGGCCCGAAAGCTCTTACCACAAAAGGCACAAACCGCGTTCGGCACGCGGCCCCGGCGAAGGAACAGCTTGGCTTGGCAGACACGCGAGCAGGTCAGCCTCTTGTTGGCCTGAGATCTCTTGACCGAAAACTGCTTGCCACAGATAGGACAAGTCAGCGCAACCCTTTGTGACGCACGTAGCATGGCTGCACACGCAGGCGAACAGGTTGCGTGATGATGTTCCGCTCGACTAGAGATAACCCGAAACTTGTTGCCGCACACCTTGCAGGTCAGAGTAACCCTTCCGCCTCGTACCCGACTGGAAAGCTCACGATAACAAGCCTCTGAGCAAGTCTTTCGCCTATAAGCACTAGGCTTACGCTTGGTCTCAAACTCCTCGCCACAAATCACGCAAGTTTGTGTCACCGTGGTCTCTCTCTCTTGGTCATCGGGGCCGCGCCCTGCCGAATCCCGCTAGGCCGAGTGATCGGCCCGACGTGCGGTCTGGGTGGCGTCGCGTTCATCCCTGGTTGTGCCTGCACCTGCGGACCGGCTGGCCGGTAGACCTGCCCTACGCGCCCACCAGCGGGGCCACCAGGCGTTGACATGGTGCGCTGTGCCGTGATGTTGTGCCGCTGCATCAGCATCTGGATCAGGCTCAGCAGAGGGATGTTCATCTTCTGGGCCATCTGGAGGAGCTGCTGTAGCATCTGCTGGGCAGGCACACCGAAGTGCTCCGCCAAGGTCTCGATCATCCGAGCCACCTCAGGTGGCATCGGCTGCTGTTGCTGTTGCTCTGGCCCTGCCATGCCCACGTCGGCTGCGCCGTACCCTTGTGGCGCTGTTGCCTCCACCTGTTGGGCCAGGACGCCCTGCAATTGCTCAGGCAGGTTAGGGAACTCACCCTGGAGCCTTCCCATCGTCATATCGCCCTTCGCCAACTGCAGGCCCAGGCGTTTGACCGCTTGCTGGGTCATGTAGGTGTCGATCTCCGGGCGGTTCATCCAGCGATCTGTCCTTATCTCCCGCATCATCTCGTCAGGCTGTTCTATGCCTATGAGCTCCATCGAGCTCCGTGTGCTCCGCAGCCCCCCTCTGTTCTCGTTCAAGGCCTGGGAGCTTCTAGCATAGGTGTCCGTCGGCATGAGCGGGTTGAGCTTCACCTTGACCTGCCTGTAGCCCAGGAGATCGTCCGGCGTTATCTTGACCCACCCGCCCTTCTTCTTGTAGCTGAACACGTAGACTGGCAGGTGTATCTGGTACTCCACGATGTCATAGAGCGTCGCTATCTGCTGCTCGAGCGACCGCTCGGCATGGGCGACGATTGGCTTGTAGCGCATCCGCGCGGCTGCGACCAACTGACTGATGGCATACCCGGAGTCGCCCGAGCTCTGGCCGTACATGGTGTCGCCAAAGCCAGCGCGCTCCATCATGCTCATCACCAGCTTGATCTGCTCGTCCAGGTCTGGCCCGTTGCCCTTCCAGGTGAGGAAGGTGATGTCCTCGTCGCTGTAGATGGCGACCTGGCCGCCTGGGTCTACGTCGATCTGGCGAATGAGCGCTTCCGGCTCTGCGCCCGCACTCTTGACAGCCGCCTTGAAGACGATCGTGGGCCAGCACCACATCCGAATCGCCGTGCCCTTCTGTGATAGGAGCCTGTCGAGGTACGGGATCAGGCTGCGGATGGGGTAGAGCACGGAGTAGCCCATGTACTTGGGGTTTTTCGATGCGGCTCCGAGGCCCACGTTGTAGGCATAGGGCACCGTGCCATATCTGTGCTTCTGTGTGTGGACGATCTCGCCATCGACAGCGTAGGTCAGGGTATCCGGCGTCCACTTCTGCTGAAAGGTGACTTGCCCGGTGTCGCCGTGATGGAGCGTGCTCAACTGCCAAAGGTCGGGTTTATCGACATTCCAGCGCCGACTATCCAGAGTGAGCACGTCCCTATCGTCGGTCTCCAGGATTAGCTCTAGCCCGAGTTCTCCCCACACCGGATACACGGTGAGGGGGTCGAGCCATTGCCAGGAGATCGGGATCCTGCCCCGCCGCCAGCCGTCGACGCGGCCCTCATAGGTCTCTGGTGATTCCGACTCGCGCTTCTTGGGACGTCTTCGCTTGAGCTGGGGGGCGTAGAGCATCCTCATGCAGCCGTGGCCATCAGCGATGAGGGTCTCCACGAACCTGTCGGCCACGTCGGTATCGGACTGCCTCTCTAGGTGGTTCAGGGCAGTCAGGGCGAACTTCTCCATGACAGACGACTGCTCTTTGCTCTTGGTCTTCTCGCTCGCCGGAGGCACCGTCACCGTGATGGGGTCTGCCGTCAGCGTGCCAGTCATGCGCTCGACGATCTGATGCCCGATGGGGGCCCGCACCACCTCTGGCTCCACGGCATCAGGGAAGTTCAGGTCGGTCTCCATGAAGCGGAGCTCCCGCATCTGGCGGATCACAGTGTCTCGGGGAGCCCAGTCTGACTTCAGGCGCTTCGTCAGCTCCGTGATGGTCTCCTCTTTAGGCATCGGGTCTTATCTCCTCACTCCCCTTGCTCAGCCATCATGCCGTCGCCTCCACATCGCGTGACGCCACGACGATGAGGAACCTATCAACGCCCCGATTCCCCGTCAGTTGCCGCTCGAAGCCGTGGATGGCAGGGAAGTCCCATCCCTCCCGGGCCAGCGACCTCTGTCGGCCAAACACCCTATTGTCGCCCTCCTCGAACAGCTCAAGGCGATACTCTCGACTCGCGAGGGGCGGCCGTTGTTTGGCGGCGGCCACTCGCTCCCTGATCTCCGCCTGTATTGCCTCCAACGCCTCCAGGGCCTCGTCAGCCTGGGCCTCAAGCGTGGCTATCTCCACGTCAGAGTCGGCCATACTGGTCACCTCGGCAGCATCCGTAGCCCCCCCGCCGTCCTCCCAAGGAGCTGCCACGAACTCTTCCTCTTCGTCTACGATGGCATCGTCTGTGAGGGGAATCGTCTCTTCCTCTTCTGCGACGGTAGCCGTCTCTGCCTCTGCCATGTCTCCTCCTACCTCTGTCGTCGGTTGTAGTTGCGTGCCGCAGAAGACCTGCCGCGCCCTATCCGCGCCCGCACCTGCGGCAGTGGGGCACGCCGGGGAGGCTCGTAGAACGCCATCACGACTGCATCACCGCAGTCGGGGGACCGACCGAGCCTCTTGATGATCTCGCGCTTGCTCTCGACCTGGACGCGCCCGCCACTCATCTCGCGCCAGTGGGGAGCCGCGAGGTCTCCGATCAGCTCGTCGTCGTCGGGAAGGGCCACGCGTGCCTCGCTGGTGGGGTCCAGCATCTCTCGCAGGTTCCACCAGGCCGCTGACCGCTTGTTGGAGAAGCCAAGCTCTCCGCTGCTGTCCAGCTTCTCCGACTTCTCCGACGCATTGAAGGCCGTGACCCTCATACCTTGCTGTCGCAGTCGATCTACCACTCCTGCGCCGAGGCCAATCACGTCGATGATGGCATCATGTGACCGGTACTTCACCAACACGCGTCGCACCTGGTCAGCCGTGCGCATCGTGTCCTGCTGGCTGTACTTTCGCAGCGTCGCTATGGCGTTGCCAAACCGGAGGGCCAGTACCGTCTTGTCTTCTCCTTGCCTGGCCACGTCCACGCCGACGGCGTTGAACAGCCCTGCCTTGCCAGCCTCGACCCACTTGTGCCATCGGGTAACCGCCTGTTCGATCCAGGCCAGGGGGATCACGCCATCACCCGCACTTGAGGCGAACTCGCCCTCGACCCTGTTCTGATAGACCGCACTCTCTTCACCCCACTGCTTCTTGCGTTGCTCGACCCAGGCGCGGCTGATGCGCCCAGCAGCGATCGCCTCTTCCTTCTTGATGTGCCTGGCCCACCAGTCCTCGTAGCCAGGCTTGCGAGCGTGTATATCGTAGAACTGACCCAGTGGCTCCCCTGGTGTGCTGAAGGCCATCCAGTAGCACTCTCCAATGGAGAAGGCACCCTCGGCACTGTCCCAGGTTGGGTAAGGGATTGTCTTGGCCTCATCGAACACGTACAGTAGCTGCTCCGCATGTGCTCCCTCAATCAGGGCGCTGTTGTCACTCGCCAGGGCGAAAGCCTCACCGCCTCGCAGCTTGAGGCTCAGGCCCAGCAACTCCGTTCTCTCACTGAAGGGTGGCCGGCCTATCCGATCCCACCGTAGCCGTCGCGCCCACTTGTGAACCTCGGGCCAGAGGTAGTGGCTAAGTTGCCGCCACGCCGAGGCCGTCGTAGGCACCTTCCAATCGTCGTTCTCTCGCGTCGTTGCGAACCAGAGGACTGCCCATGCTGCCGGCGCCGTCTTCCCAACCCCGTGAGGCCCACGGGCTGCGATGCGACGGTGTGCCTGCAGCTCCGCGAGGCACTCATCCTGATATAGCGTCGGAGACTCACCTCTCTTCCAGTCGATGCAGTCATGGATGAAGGCGACGGGGTCATCACGATACGTCTTCTGGAAGATGCTGTTCCTCAGTAGGATCGCCATCCACGTCTTCCGCCGCCCCGAGCCTAAGGAGCGCCAGTAGTCTTCGGCCTGCTTCTGCGTCGCTAAGGTGTTCGGTAGCATCCTTCGTCTCGATCGGGCCTCCGTCTGCCCCTGTCAGAATCTTCCGCTCTACGAACATGCCCAGGTGCTTGGCTAGGTTGGTCAAGGCCAGGTCGGGGTCTCGGAAGATGGGGACAAAGCCCTCCTTGGTCATCCGATACGCCTTGATGTGGTGGCCCAGGCCAGCAAGGATGAACCCATCAAGGTCTAGCCCTTCGCTCGTTAGATACGGACTTATGTCTACCTGTGAGAGGTCAAGCCATTGTTGCCGGATTGCCTCTGCTATGGCCCCCATCGCTGCTTGCACATCCCTGATACGCTGCTTCACTTGAATATTTTTCAACAGCCTGTAACCCTGCTGCCCTGGATGCTTGTAGCCCGCACGTCTCGCGGCCTCGCTCGCATTCCAGTTAGCCCCCCCCACGTAGTGGGTAACGAACGCTCGCTGCTTGTTGGTCAGGGCCATCCTACTCTCCTAAACTCGGACAGAGTGTCCTGGACAACCTCGGACATAGCCTATGTTGGACTATTCGCCACCAGGTTGGCCTTTGTCCAAGTTAGGTCGGACACCGCTCTCTCTTAAGAGAGCGGTGGTCGACCTTGGACAACCTGGGACAATGTCCAAGTGAGCAACAGTAGGGCTAGAGAATACCCGCGAAGAGGCTTCTGGGAATCTTGCCGCTCCACGTATCTTGCGTTTCTGATTGCGAGCCTGGGGTGGGGAGGGATTCTCCAGGGGGTCGATCAACGACCAAATCTTACCACGCCCCCTGCCCCACCTACTCCGTGCATTGGGCCAACGTCGAAGCGCCTTGCTGACCGTATCACGGTTGAGGTCTAACACCGCTGCCAGTTGGGTCACAGTCGCAGGCCCATCTCGCAACCTCTCCGCGATCCTCTCTCTGGTTGACTTCACGGGCATCCGCTCATCCCCTTTCCCTACTGACGGGATTATTGACGCCACCTTTACGCAAAGTTTATGGACAGGCAGTATCGGTCGGCCTATAATAGTATCGCGCCACCGATACGTACCAGAGACACACTCGAATCGACAAGGAGGCTTAGACAGTGGCCACTAGCAATTTCTGGATCAACGCCACAATCGACGGACGACGCAAGAAGATCAAAGCAGGACCCGAGGCGGATGATGGAGGCTTCCGCCTTGAGATCACGCAGAGGAACAACGGGCTTGTCGAGAGGCCGCTCGTCATCGAGGGCGAAGCTATGGGCAAGAACCTGGTGCTCCGCGTCTGGGATGACAAAGGGCAGATGATCTACGCTCATTGCACGACTCACTGACCTGTTCTGCCTGGGCCCCGGCGATTCACTTGGGGGAGCGCCGGGGCTCTCCTCTTTCCATCGCTTGCCTGATGCCTCTATCGTCTACCTGATTATACAACACAAAGTGATGCTGTGTCAACTCGCCGTTCGTCAAAAGAGAGGAGGCTCATCACTAAATCCCTCTTCTCTCCAGTTCAGCAAAGCCCCGTAGCAGTGCTCGTGGCACGCCTCGATCCCATGCAGCGCCACATGAGTCAAGGCCATAGCGTACCCCGCGTGGTATCGCTCGCGAAGGTCCATTGGTATCAGCAGCTCGCCGTCAGGGGACGCAGGCTCCGCCCCCTTGCCCGCCTGGCGCTTTGCAACTTCTTTCAGCGCTTGCTTGTGCTTCACGCGATGCCGTGCAGCACGCAGCGGGCCTAGTATGGGCGTCAACTCTCGGCTGACAACAATAGCATGGCAGGGCGGCTGTTGCCTCTGCGCAATCCCAGCAAGGTTCATTCCCGCATTGAATAGGGCCACCATTGCCTTGATCTGACCAGCCGTGAACTTTCTCGGCGGCCTCCCAGCCTTAGCCATCGCCCCTCTCCTTCCTCATTCGCTTGTACCTGCTCTGCTCGAGCGAGCTCTGTGCCCACTCGCTGTATAGCTCCTCCTCCACAGCCTGCTCGGCCTGGTCTTGCAACTCCCCTGCCATTTCGGCAGTGTCGGTCCCATACTCATACGACCGTCGCCTGTCCCGCTTCCAGCCCTTCGCCTTTCGCCGCATGACGCTCGGCGCGATGTTTGCGCCGGCGTTGGCAAGGTACAGTCCCCAATCGGAAACGAGAAAGTCATAGGCTGGCACGCAGCCCCGACGAGCTGGCTTGTTGGTCTTCAGCTCAACGACTGCCTCAAACACGATGGCGGCTGCAAGGTCTCGATGGTTGAGGGCGATGGCTTGTTCCACCTCGACCTCAGCAGAAGAGCGTACCGCGCGGGACTCCGTCGCGGTACGCCGTCTCATCGCCCTCATCTGGTTCCTCTTCGTAATGGCGGTGATAAGCGTAGGGTTCTCCGTCAAGACCAACTCCCTCATCGTCAGCCTCTTCGCCATAGTCGTCCCCCTCTTCCCATCCAAGCCCCATGATGACGAAAGCCTCGCGGGATGTCTCGATCACATCGACCTGGCCGCCAGCTTCTTTCCACCTGGCGTGCCACTCCACCTGCTTTTCGGTCAGCTTCCCGTCTTCGGTCTTGACCTCGAACAGATAGTTGCCGTGGTAAGCCACCGCGAGGTCAGGGCACCCGTCACCCACCTCGTGCAGGTGCTGGACAAAAGCCCCGACCTGTCGCAGGTCTGCCACGATCTCGGCCTGATTGGCGTCAACTCTCTTCGCGCTCATTTCCCGATGACCTCCTGAATCAACGGTATCAGCACAGGCAGCAGCGTCCTCGCCGCGTCCCAGCCGATGTAGTGAAAGAATCCGAAGAACAGGCCCACCACGCTCATGGTGACCACCCACTTGAGCAGATCCCCCACCAGGCCCGCCAGCCACAGTATCGCTTTCATGTCTCCCACCTCATCTGTGCAAGCCGTCGCATCAACCCGATGACGAACTCCATTGGCATGGGTTCTACGTCACGTACCCGGGCCGTGCGAATGCGCCTGACCTCAGCCCCTGAGAGGATCTCCAGGATGCCGCATCCGGTCGGGAGCTTGGCTACATCACCCTTCCGATATACCCCTGGCCCGAGCGCAAAGTAGAACTGATTGCTCAAATTGCGTGCCTGCCAGCTCTTGTCCGGCACTCTCAACTCCTTCAGCCAATCAGAGCGAGCGACCTTGATCTCATAGGCCACCCGCCTGTATCGGGCCGAGGCCCAGGCCGAGATTGCAAACGCATCTATCCTGCGGAGACAGCCCAAGGGATCATAGTAGGCCGACGATACCCACCCTAGATGCGTCGGCACCTCGGTCGCGTAGATCCACTGGGGCAGCGAGTGGCGGAGCGCAAGAATCCGTTTGATGGCCACAGCTCCGTCTACCGCTTTCATCCACTCACCATCCTCTATGAGCCATTTCGCGTTCACGGCTCGCCGCCACGCAGAGCCCCGCTACCAGTATCCCAAATGCCCCGCTCAAGAGCGCGGTTACCACAAGGCAAATCCAGTGAGTACGGCCAATGTACCATCTCATCCCCCCTTTCGTCTCGCCTCCTCATCGTCGATATGGAACGTCACTAGCCGCCTTGTCCTCCGCCTTGGTCGTTTCTATGCCAGTACCACCACCACCCCAGGGCGGTCTTCGGACTTTCGCCTGGTATGTCATACTCTCCGTTCTCCATTCTGCGCTCTCGGTCCTGACATTGCGTACAGAGATCACTCTTGCCCCAATGTTTGCGGGCTATGGGCTCGTGGCACAACCTGCACAGAGGATAGCCCGCTGCCTTTGCCATTATGCTCCACCGCTCACCGTGCTTCATGCCCGCCTCCTCAGAACGGTATGGCTTCGCTGCCCTCCAGGGGTACCATCCGCCCCTGCTCAATCTGATAGGAACGCAGCCCCCAGGTCTTGGCCCTGCTCCGGCCACCCGTGCCGCCCCCCTCCACCACCATAGCATCCTTCATGCGGCGTAGGGTCTTGCTCACCGAATCCCTGTTGGCAGACAGGGAGTCTGCTATGTCCCCAACCGTGGAGGGGCCTCGCTTGAGAAGCTCTCGCACGCGGCGACTAAGGGGCACATGCGCCCCTAGCTCGGGTATGTCCTCAAGGTGGAAATCCGAGACTGTGATCCTGTCGTGGCCGAAGCGGAACCGCACACCCCTGGGAGTGTAGAGCCTGCCAAAGTTGGTCTTGGTGTGATACAGCCCGATCTCGAGATCCTCCGGCTTCGCTGACTCGGCGCGGCGGGCCAGCCAGGTAGAGCGGGCCAGGTTCGTCGTGAAGACGCTGCCGAATGGCCGAGGTAGCCCCTTCCGTTGGGCCTCCATCTTCGTCAGGTGCGAGATGATGAGCGCGGTGATGGGACCGACGGCTCGGATAGCATTGAAGAAGCTCATCACTACCGCTGCCGATTCGGGCTCCCCTCCACAGGCCGGCACCATGCTGTCGATGATGAGCAGACCCACGCCTCGCTCGTCCACCTCTCGCTTGATGGGATGGGCCTCTAGCTGGAGGCTCCTGCTCATACGACGGTAGATCAACCGGTCACGCGGAACCACCAGATCGTGTCCCCGCTCGATGCAACGCACGTAATAGGCATGAGTGGGGGCCGTGGTCTCCCAGTCCAGATACAGAACGGACTGGCCCTTCTGCAGGGGCTTGATGCCAGGCAACTCCTTGCCGGTGGCCACAGAGACCCCCATAGCAAGGGCCAGGAGACTCTTCCCTGCCATCCCGTCGCCATAGAGCACAGAGCTTTGCAGATAGGGCAGGAAGTAGCGCACCAGGAAGGCGCGATCGCGGGGCGAGTCCTTGACATCCTTGAGGAATATGAAGGGATCGCCCTGGCGGTAGGTGTCCGTGGTGGCCAAGCACAGATACTCGACGATCTCTTCCCAGGGAACCTCTATCGTTGGTTCCATCCGTGCCTGAAGGGCCTTGGCAAAGCCGTTCTTGCTGCGCAGGCTAATGAGGGTGATCTGCTCTTGCAAGACCGGCCCCTCGGCTCCTGGCTGGATCGAATCTACCCGCACCTCTGCACGCAACCCGTTCCGGGTCTCCCGAATGGCACTGAAGGTGAAGCGCAGGGCAGGTGACTTGATTTCGTACTGGTAGTCTACCCCGACTATCCGGCCGCGCATCTTCACTGCCGGCTTTGTAAGGGACAGTCGGGTCCATTCGGTTGTGACGATCAACGCAAGACCCCTTTGATTGCGACTGTGTTGGTATCATCGTCTGTGGCCGTCTCTGCCAGGTCTCTCACCGCCTTGCGTAGATCGTGTATCGAGCCGTTGCCCTCATAGGCTGTCTTTGCAACTTGCCCGGCCAGCGCAATCATCCGCCGCTGGAGAGCGCATCGGGCAACGACGTTCGCGTAGTGCGTTGCGTAGATGCTGGTCGGGCACCGCGTGATGAGTGCCGTCACGCCCGCTGGCCCGCCTACATCTTTCAGAAGGTCGCGCCGCTTCAGTTCTGCCAGCACCAGTATGTAGTCAGCAGGCTCGTCTCGCTCATGCAGCTCCATGATCGCCCGAAAGATCAGCCGCAAAGGCATCAGGTGGAAGTCGCCAGGTTGTAGCCCTGTTGCCAGCACCCTGGCGATAGCATCTGGGTCTACGAGAAGGGCCCCAATCGTTGCCTCTTCTGCCTCGCGATCGTAAGGGGGAGCTTGCGATTGTGCCATGATTCCTCCTGTGGATAATGATAGTTCCTGGCAGTGATTCGCAATATGTCAAGCTGCATAGTCCTAACGGGCTATGCTCTCTCCAGAGCCATGCGCCAATGAGATGGGCAATCCTTCCAAGACTCGCCACCGCAGCCAAAGATGCCGCAAAAACATCTTGACCATCTTGCGTGCTGCCATTGCATGGAGGTGACCTGGGTTGTACATCTGGTGATGACCCTTCGCTTTGTGTTCTTTATCCCATAGCTGCTTGCACTCACGGCACAAAGTGTCAGGATGCAATCTACGCAGCCGGTCCTTCTCTGCGTAGTATAGGTCGGCGTAGACTGGCGTTTGCTGCTTGATGAAGGAGTCTCCAACCTGCCAACACACGCTCTTGAGCTCGTTATTGTAGTGACTGGTCTCGCCCTTGCGGTTGTATTCTCGCTTGCCGTCTATCACAGCCCAGCCTGCGAAACGCCAGAGTTTGGATACCGTACTGCATCTCTCGATGTCGTCAATCTCGGCCAGGAGCTTCGCAGCGAGGTTGTTGGCTATCCCCTTGATGCCTAGCAGCCAATCCCATATAGGGCCGACGCCACTCCCAAAGGCCGCCATCTCGCTTGCGGCATCAGAAACCAGCTTGTCATAGATGGTCTTGAACGCTACCTCTGTGTCCAAGTCGAGATTTGTGTCGCCTCGCTCGATAGCGCTGATGCGCAGAAGATGGCCTTTCCTGGCCTTCACCGCCGTATACCAAGCCTTGTAAGCCTGGTACAACCGTGGATGCACCCTGTCCTTCATCTTCGGTTTCTCGCTCATCGTTTCCTCCTTTTGGCTCGCACCGAGGACATGGGTTTCACCGGAGTGTTGGCTCGCACAGTTGGCTTGGGTTACACGGCAAAGCTGGCTCGCACCGGGTAGCTGGGTTTCATCTCCAGACTGGCTCGCACCCGCCGTTTGGGTTTCACCTGATGTGTGGCTCGCACCCGCCGTTTGGGTTTCACCTGATGTGTGGCTCGCACCCGCCGTTTGGGTTTCACCTGATGTGTGGCTCGCACTTCACTTTTGGGTTTCACCGCCAAAGTGGCTCGCACATGAGGCATGGGTTGCACGGCCTATACGGCTCGCACAGTGGTCATGGGTTACATTTGCTCTTTGGCTCACACCAGTACCGGCTCCGCAAGCTGCTCAAGCAATCTCTCCACCATCTCGTCGAGCTTCGCCTTCATTTGCTGCTTTACCTCCACGAGAAGGAGCGGGTCGTTCACAACGATGATCTTGAACCGCCCGAAGGTGTGCCCAGCAATTGTGTTGAGGCAGTAGCTCACCGCTCGGTCTACGCCCTCCTGGCTTTGTGCTGAGACAAGCTTGTCGTCTCCTTCGTCTTCGGAGAGCTTGCCGACGTAGGCACGTATCTCCAACTCTGTCCCCGCGTCGGTTGTGACCGTGATCTTCGCCCGTTTGTACATGTTGGCAATGGCAGCCCGCGCTCCAGATTGTAGAAGCAGCTTGTCGGGCTCTATGATGTCCTCCTGGGTCTTACCCAATGCCCGAGCCACCAAGACGAATCGCGCGACTTCTGCTGTGCTAAATTTGCTGAGGAGCAGGTCAAATATGGCCGCTTCGCTAGTCAGGTCAACATACTGCCTCTGGTACTCTTCGAGCCAGTCGTCGATCGGGATGCTGATGTTCACGGTTTCCTCCTTCTCTTGTTGATGGCTTCCCGCCTATCCGCGCAAGCGCTGGAACGGCAGCGGCACGAAGCGCACTACCGCTACGATGGTGTCCTGTCCCCTTGGGAACTGCTCCCAGAAGCCCTCAAGGGAATCCCAAGGCCCGCCTTCTTCGGCGAGGTCTGACTCTGGCATATTGACCAGCTTCTCTTCGTATGGCTCGCACGTTAGCCTGATGTGGCCAATGGGATGGCCACCAACACGCGGGGTCTTGCTCCAGGCTTGGTGAATCAGCCGCCCCTCGCGCCATGCCTTCACCCAGGAGTCAAAGTGCCGCTTGGTCCAGAGCCGGCGAGTGACCGTTTTTCTGCACTGTAGGTAAGCCTCGGTCGTCCATGCGAATGAGAGTATCATCTAGTCGCTCCTGTCTTGGCGTAGAGGGTGCCGGCGGCATGGCCGGCACCCGGGTGGATAGTCGCTCGCTCTCCCTCAGTCTACCCTCTGCCTCACCTCCGTTAGCGCGGTGAGTGAGGGCAGCCTCTCAGCCTAGCCACTCCCTGTGTTCACCTCAGTTCCTCCTTCTCTGTGTGCAGATCGGCCTCGTCACTGTCGAATACTACCAAGCTCTAGCGCATTGATCTCACCTCCTCTCCAAGGCTGGTGGGAGGACTCGAACCCCCAACATGCGCTTTACAAGAGCGCCGCTCTGCCTGACTTGAGCTACACCAGCTTGCGTGCCTTACTTCCACCACCCGGCATCGCTCAGCAGTCGCAGGTGCGCCTTCTCCTGAGAGCTTCCTGAGCAACGCCCGTAGTTCCTCTTCCACCCGCTCGATAAACTCCTTTTCCCATGCGGAGTGGTAGGTAATGACCTCATCCTTATCAAGGTCTACATTCAAGTCCCATGAATCGAGGGCCGCAAGCCATATCCTTTTTGCAGTACTGGTAACGAGTGCAACTATCTCACTATTCGATTCTGTCACTAAGTCCCTCCTCTCTGTCCCTAGCGATACATTCTCTCCTCCTACGCACCTTTTGTGCTATGCTCATCTTCCTACGCGTCTCTTGGCTAAGAATTCGCCCTCTACTATTCTGATTCCCCTTCAATGCTTCGCTTATCTTCTTGCGCGATTCCGAGTTATGGTGCTTGCCATAGAAATGGTTTTGCTCCCCCCGCCGAGATTCACTCATCCTACGACGTGCTCTTTTACTAGGATGCTTTCCCTCGTTTCTTTTACCTATTTTCGCCCGATGCTCAGGGCTGAGATGCTTGCCATAAAAAAAGCTTTGCTCACCGCTCATTGCTAGACTCAATTTCTGCTTCGTCTGTGCACTAAGATGCTTGCCGTAGTTCGGATTCCGCTTGCCTTTCTTCGCCTCACTCATTTTTCTGCGGGTCTCCTTTGTAGGATGAACGCCAAGCTTACTTCCCGCAACCATGGCAATGTTGTATTCAGGTTTCAGCACATTCAAATAGTATTGTTCACGCGCAATGAGCTGCGAAGTATCCTCAATATGCTCTAGGACGGAGAACATGAAGGCCTCCTCACCATACTTATCAAATGCGTATTGTAAATGAGAGTTGTGATGTGCGTTCTGTCGCAAAGTGCTTAGATGAACAGCCCATCTATCCCTAATGTTCACAGCACTTCCAATATATCGCTTGCCATTTCTCTGATTCTGGACTTCATAAACGCCACTACACGGCGCAATGTCCCATATCTTTCTGGCGGCCTTGGTCAGTTCCTCACTCAATGGTGCTGGCATCGGCGCCCTCCTTCCCGGGCAAGGCTCGGGAGCCATGTGCGAATGGCGAGATCACTTTCAGTTCTGCCAAAGCCCCGGTCAGCTCAGCCACCTCGATCTCCGCCGCAGTCGCAGGCAGCTCGCCGGCATGGAAGACGCCTGGTAACTCCAGGAACCCGAACAGCGCCGCTGGCTGATCATCGGCGGCTGCCAGAAGGTTCTTGACAAAGTGGTAAGCTGTTCGGCCCATCTGGAAGATCGCCTGCCTCGCATGGGTGCGCCTGACGCCTCCGAAACTGCGCACCGTGTCGGGTTCTCGGCAAGGCCGAGGGGTGAACACGAAGCGGTGTGTCCTCCCAAGGTACTGAAAGCGGATCAGCCAGGCTACATTGCCATGAGCTTGGCCTTGGCGTATCTCGTGGCGGAAGATGCCGAACTTGGCCAACTGCGCCATCAATTCACCCAGGCTCTTGCTGGGTTGCACGGTCGTGGTCCAATACGGTCGGTCCTCGGCGTAGAGACGGTCATCATTCGGTGCTGGCATGACTCCCCCCCTCATCACTCACCACCCTGATGATGGTTTCGGCAGCAGGCTCAAAGGTGTCGTCGTGAGAGATCACAACCACTTGCGAGAGACCTCTCACCTGGCTGATGCTTTCTGCCAAGCTCCCTCTCCGATCGGCGTCCAGGTTTGCGGTCGGCTCGTCGAAGAAGGCCACGTCGATGCCTGACATCTCCCGCAAGAGGGCGAGCCGCAAAGCCAACGCGACAGACATCTGCTCGCCGCCAGAGAGCTGAGAAGAGAAGTTCCGGGTATAGGGGCCGACCCGCAAGCTGGCCGCGTAATCCTCAGACCAGTCCAAGCGCTTGTCGGCATCCCCAGTCAAGTCAGCGTAGATTTCCGATGCGTGCTGCGAGACCTGCCGCACCAGTCGCTGGGTCACATAGGGGCCAGCCTCTCGGAGCACGCCGCGTGCCCACTGCAGCGTCTTCTGGGTTTTCTCGGTCAACGCCAGATCCGCGACCAGGGCGGCACGCTTGGCCTCGACGCGCTCTAACTCCAGGAGTTTCATACGAACCACAGTCAGCCGGTCACCCTTGAGCATCAGCTTGGCCTCACCAGCAACTATGTCGTCCCGGCATTGCTCTGCCTGCCGTTTCACTGTCTCGTGTAGCTGCTGATCGTAGGCGACGCGCTCCATCTCGGCGGTTACCCTGGTGCTTTCAACCCACCGCTTGAGCCTCGCAAGTTCGCTCAGGGCCTCGGCGTGTGCCTCCTGTCGCTTGGGGAGGTGTCCAGCCAGAGAAAGGTTGCTCATGTAGGTATCGTGGCCGGCTTGGTTGTCGCGGCGCGACTCCTGGAAGCGGGAGAGAATCGCGTCTAGGCCCGCATACTGGTTGAGTTCTCCATTGAGCCGATCAACACGCGCTTGGGCAGCATCGGCCTGGACTATCTCCGCCCTCAAAGCTGTCAGGTCAGTCTGCGATTGTTCATATTCTTCCCGAGCCCTGTCAAGCTGTAGCACAGTAGGCATGAGCCGCAACTTGGCTCGTCCCGCCGCTTGGCGGGACTGAGCAGCCGTCATCTGAGCGGAGAGAATGCTGAGGCTCTGCCTGCCCTCTGCCAACTGCTCGCCATGTTCGGCTATCTTGCTCTGGGTCTCATCAAGCAAGTGTTGCCGATGGTCGGTAGTCAGCTCAGTCCCACAAGTCGGGCAGACAGCTATCTCGGAGTCGGTGAGTAGGGCGGTCTGTCGATTCAGTCTGTCGAGCATTCCTTCGATGGCACCGATAAGCTGCCTATGCTGATTGCTCATAGCCCGTGCTTCTTCAATGCTGGCGTCCCAGTCTTCTATGAGCTTGCCCGTCTGAGACGCCTCGACAAGCGCTGCCTCTATCTCGCCCACACGGGCTGCCCACTGCTCTAGCCTTTGCTGGCAGGCAGGCTCCCTTGCCTTGGCCCCGACGTAACGAGCAAGATCGGCCTTGGCGTCCGCTTGCTCTCGCAGCAGCCCATCGCGGAGTGTCCTGCTCGGCTCCAAGTTTTGGAGCTCCGTGTCAGCCTGGGAGTAAGCGGTGTGCGCCAGCAGGTTGTGCTTTATGACTTGCGTCGCTGCCTCGGCTTCCACGAGTGCCTTCTGGGTGGCTGCCACGATAGGTTCGTGGGCCTCCAGGTGGGTCTTTGCCTCCTCCGCACGCTTATCAGCCTCCTCGCTCTGACTCTGAGCCTTGTCCAGAAAGTGCATGTTGCTCTCGGCGCTGACGAGGCTGGAACGGGACTGGTCGAGGGTGTCTCCTAGTTTACTGATCTCCTTCTCAAGCTCCCGCCCCTCCTCTTGCAAGTCTGGCAGGCCCTCTTGCATCCCCTCCAGCCGGGCAAGGTTGGCCTTCTGAACGCTGGCCTGGTCTGCGAGCTGCCCGTTCGTTGGCCGCAGATTGTCGCTGGCCTTGCGAAAGTCCTGGACCTGAAGCAATGGGTCAAAGACCAGCTTGCGCAGGCCAGGGGCCAAGCGGAAGGCGGTGGCCATCATGCCCTGTGGCACTCCCCCTGTGTTCTCGAAGAGCGTGCCCATATCCGAGTCGGGGCTGATGTGCAAGCGATCACGAAGCCAAGCCTGGACTCCCCGCACTCCCTCGGCCAGGATGTCAGCGTCTGGCCTCGGAGAGGCATAGATGCGATAGCGCGTCGTGCCCTTGGCGTTGAATCGCCGCTCCACGAAGTATACGTGCTCGCCGAGGCGCAGGTTGATCTCGATGCTACCGCTCTTGGTTCCCTCCCGCAGCAGCTCGCTCGCTGTGCCAGGGCGAAGGCCGAAGAGTGCGTACTTGATGGCCTCCAGGATCGACGACTTCCCTGCGCCGTTCAGTCCCAGAATGGCCGTGACCCCAGGCTCCAAGGGTATCTCGGCGAAAGCGTAGCCCTTGAAGTTCTCCAATCTGACTCTTTCGATATGCATGTCTCCCCCCTAATCGTTCGTCGAGAGCCTGTACCGGCGCCACCACGCCTTTCTCGCTTCGCTTATCTTCGCGCGTGTCTCGTCACTATGGTGCTTCCCCATGTGTGCTTCGCTTTGGGCTTGCCTATGGTCAGGCGTCCATGCCGCACTCATCTTCGCCCGCGTCTCTGGGCTGAAATGCTTGCCTCTGTGTGCCTCGCTCATCTTCCTGCGCGCCTCCTCGCTGGGGTGCTTCCCAGTCATCGCCTCGCTCATCTTCACCCGCGTCTCCGCTGTATGCTGTCGCCCCAACATCGAATTGCTCGCCATCGGCGCGATGTTGTATTCGGGCAGGAGCGTGTCAAGAAAACGCTGCTCATGCTCGATCAGTTTCTCAGGGGCAACTCGCTTCAAAATCGAGAACATAAATGCCTGTTCCCCATATACGAGAAAAGCTGCTTGCAAATGGGGATTGGAGTGTTGCCCTCGGCGCAGAGCGCCAAGATGATTCCGCCACCGTTTCTTGAGGTTCACGGCACTCCCTATGTAGCGCTTTCCGTTTTCCCGATTCGTGATCTGATAGATGCCGCTTGCTATAGCAAAGCCCTCCATCATGGCTTCCCCTCTATCTGTTCATTGTAAGTCTGGACCAACTGTATCACCCCATCAGGCGTCGCTTTCTGTAGTGCGCGCTCCTTGAGTTCCAGGATTGCCTCGGCCCACTGATCGGCGTGTTGCTGCTCTCTGCCCACCAACTGCATGAGTACGTCGTGCTCCATCTCTGTGCGGCTGAGGTTGTCCTGTGTCTGGACCTCGGTCTCCTCTCCCGTGGTCATGTCTCGCACCCAGACCCTCAATGGATCAGTCATGCCGTCGGCCAATGCAGCAGTCAGCATCGCCAAGTCCATAGATGCGCGAGGAAAGCGCAGGCGACCATCTATTGTGAGCTCGCGCATCCTGCCGGACTCCCTGCTGTGGAGAGAGGAACTGAGTATGGCGAGAGCGAGGCGTAAGTCCTCTGCTGTCTCGTACCCGCTGACATCTAACGTGAGGCGCTCAAACGGGCGTCGGCCAGCATAGGGGACGAACTCGACCTCGTGCATCTTCAGATGGTCCCAGGCCTCTGCCAGATACCACCCCCCAGGATGCTCAATCTCATCCACACTCAGGGCCTCCAGAGACCCAGGGTTGAACACCCAGTTGTCTCGCTCGTAGGGCTTGTGTAGATGCCCCAGAGCAACGTAGTCTACCACGTCTCGTAGGGGTGCTAAGTCCTCCATCGTCAGCGGCTGCTTGAAGTGGGGCATCTCGCCGTCTAGCCCAGCGTGCATCATCAGGATAGTGTACTTGCGGGGCAAATCCGAGAGCCATTCGGCAATCTGAGGGATCACTTGTGCTAGGCCCGTTCCCAGGTAGGGGATCCCCACTATGCGAATGCCGTCCAGCTCGGCAACGGCCTGCGTCAGGTCTAGCTTCCCATTGTTGATGCCCACCTCGAGCACAGTCACGTCGCTTACGTACGCCAGAGCGTGGAGCCAGTTCAGTTCCTCGCCTGGCTTGGGCCGGTCGTGGTTGCCAGGAATCACATACAAAGGGATGCCATGCGGTAGGGCCAAGATGGCCTGTAGGAACGTGGTCGCGTCCACACCTGCGTTGAAGAGGTCGCCCGCCACCAGGACGAAGTCGCAGTTTGCAGCCCGGGATGCTAGGCACGCTGTCTTGAAGGCGCGGGCGATGTCCGTCGCCCGCGCCTTGAGATGATATTGCTTGTAGCCCAGGTGAACGTCAGCCATGTGCAGGAAACGCTTGCTCATCGTTCTCTCCCCTCGTGTTGTCCGTAGGACTATCAGTTTGTGCTAGAAGCCGAGCTTGGACTGCTCAGTTGGCTCTCCCGCCAGTGCCTTGGCAAAGGCGGCTGTCAGCAACTGGATGACTTGCGTCACCGAGCCAAGTGCCACCACGTCCGATAGCTCGGCGTCCTCCGCCAAGCCAAGCAACCCACGCCATTCCTTGGACGATAGCTCCCTCTTCTCGACGGCTACCTTGAGCTTTGCCAGGTCTGCGTTGGTCCACTCGACCGGGCCTTCCTTCCCATCGCCCTCAGACTCGCCTGCCCCCTCGCTCTCCTGCTCATCCTGGTACAGCGTGGCATCCAAGTCTGCTGGTGGCGCGAGCCGAGGCAGCGCGGTCTCTCGCTGTGCCTGGTCGGCCTTGGCGATCAGGTAGTCGGCATTGATGACCTGCGCTCCCGCTGCCTGTATCTTCTCCACCAACCTTGGGGCTGCCTTGCGGAGAGCGTGTCGCTCTGCGGTTATGGCCATCATGTGCGAGCTCATGTCTTTCCAGAACTTGCCAAATGGCTTCGTGACATCCTTGGCGAACTCGCTCCACTTGACGACGGCCCAGGTTGGCGTTGGGTTGACAAGGCCGTTGGGCATGTAGCGATACACGCCGACCTTGCAGGCTACCGGCGGGCCTGGCCCGAGCCATACGTCCCGCCACTCGCCGTCCTCCCCACACCAGAAGGGGCCTGCTTGACCAGCATAGTCTCCTGACTCGGCTGCCTTGCGTCGCAAGCCGTCGATGCCCACGGGCATGGCCACGTTCGCCGTGCCATTGCGCATGGTGTACTTCACGAAGTAGATTTCCTTCGCGAACGGGTTGAGGTCAGTAGCTCGTGCAACCTCCAGGAAGAGGCGCAATTCGTCGTCGGTAGCCCCCTTCGCAATGGTCTTCTTTATGAGGGCCAGTTGGCCCTCGGTAAGCAATGCCAGGTCTTGCGTCGGGCTGATCGCGGGAACATTGTCACTCATCGTAGTTTCCTCCTCATATAGTGTGCTTCCTTCTCTGTGAAGAGATACTCCGCATCGAGCGGGCAATCTCCGCACCTGGGGCACTCCTCGATCACCTCGCCAGTCTTGCCGTCCGTGTAGATCTGGCGCTCTCCCTCGACGGTCGGCACATCCTCGACTGTGATCGCGTATCCGCAGAAGCAAAATAGGTGTTCTGCCATATCCTGTCCTCCTCTATGCTCGAATGGTTCCCACGTTCCATGCTACGAGAGCCAATAGGCTCCCATCACGATCCACGCCAGCATTGCAAGCAGCAAGGCATAGCCAAGCCCAACCAGGGGTGTGACCAGCCAGATGATGAGGCCGGCTATCGCGTAGGCCATTGCTGCCCGGATTGTCCAGACCAGCGCACCACTAATTGCGTGCGGACCTCGGTCATTCAGCGAGGCCAGGTAACGCCGATGCTGTCGCTTCTGCCAGAGACGCAGGCGGAGCCGATTCCGCAGACTGAGCGGTTGTCCGACTCGCAACTTGGTAATGATGCCCCGACCCAACCTAGCCTTCGTCATCGCCCACCTCCTTCTGGATCGAACGCAGAGCCTCGGCGGGGTCAAGAGAGGCTGGCCGCCCCAGGGAGGTCCACCCGCCAGGCGTCAAGTACAGGCCCACGCCAAACCGCCCGCCCCTAAAGCGGTAGAGACAGCTTGCCTCTTTCATGGCCCGTATTGCTCTGCCGATCTTGGCGACGGACTCAGCAGTGTGCGCACGCTGTGCCCAGCGGTTGCATCGCGTCTCTAGCCGCTCTATCTCCGCTTTGGCCTCGGCAAGCTCCTTACGTAGTCCCAGAATCTGCCAACTCGTTTCTACTGTTTCACCCGTGATACCACACTGCATTAGAAGCCCTTGTCTCTCTTCTAATGCTTCAACTCTCTCCAGCAGACTAGGCATCGTCCACCTCCTTCTGAATCGCACGCAGGGCCTCGGCAGGGTCATCCCATGCTCCTTTGACAAACCGCCACTTGTTCTCCACACAGTGGTAGCCCCAAAAGCCCGCACGGGGGGCAATAACTTGGTCTGCGGTTCGCTCCAGCCGAGTTCCCAAAGCCATCCCCCGCACCAACTGGCCAACCTCGGCGTCGGCGTTGACTGAAGCCGTATAGGAAGCCAGCTCTGCCCTCACGTCTTGCAACCTCAGCATCGCCTCGTTACGCTCCCGCCTGGCGCGAACTCGGGCATCAACAGCCCTGGCCCTGGTTCCGCGAAGAATGTCGCACTCCTTGCGCAGCCGCTCTATCTCCGCCTTGGCCTCGGCAAGCCTCTCCTGCAAGAAGCGAATCCTTGCATCACGCGCATCGTTGTATTCCTCGTCAGTTGGGGTGTCGTCTGGCTCCACAGCCTCGACCAGCGCCTTCAGCAAGATGTAGAGGTCTAGGTTGAGGTCTTTGCTTTTGCCAACGTGCAGCAGTAGTTCCCTCAGACTTGGATCAGCCATTGCTCTCCCCTCCTTCTCTTGGTAGATGGGCAATCCTGGGGTTGCAGATGGGGCATTCACTCGATCCGCCACCACCTGGTCTCCAATCGTCCGTTGCGCTTGCGCTGATCGCGCCGGTAGAGGTCGTCGTTCTCATCGCAGACTAGGTCGCTCTCCCAGCCTATAGTCCCGATGACGGCCTCGGTCACGCGGTGGAGCTTCCCCCGGGGCTTGCGTTCGAGTCGGATAAGGCCCATGCTTGCCTCCTTGCCAGCTACTCGCCCGCTGGCGGGGCGTCATCGCTCCTCTCGGCTATCTCCCGGGCCAGCCAGGAGATAGTGTTGTGAACGTCCTTTAAGTTTGCCAGTGCGTGTGCTACGCTGTCCGCCATGTCCTGAAGGTCGCCAAAGAGTTCTACCGCT